CATTATTTCTCCAAAGGTTTGTAATATGAACTAATATGGAATAATCGGATATGACCTGTAATATTTAAAATTGCTTCATTTCCTTTACTATCTTTCCATTTTGGTGCTAACTCAATTAAACGGTCAGCAATTTGATTGCATATATCTCTTTTTACATAATCAATATTTTCAATTTGTGCGAGAGCTTCATCACGTTCTTCAGTAAGATCAAATAATTCTTTTATTTCTAATAGTCGTTCAGAAGTAATAAAGTTTTTGCAGCCATTATCACTACTGGTATATAATGGATGCTCACCTTCATGTCCAAATCCATTATCACAATAGCCCATAGGCCAATTATCAACTTTTAATGATGCTGGCATTGACGATCCTAAAGCTGGTCGAACTAATTCAAGATTGTCGGACCAGTCAAAAGAATCACCATTAAAATACACTCTCCATTTGAAAGCACTAGTATATCTACTATAACTAACGGTTCTTTCTTCACCAATTAAAAAAGCACTAGTATATCTACAATAACTAACGGTTCTTTCTTCACCAATTAAAGTTGAGGTTATATAACGAACTATATCACCATTATTGAATGGAGGCGTATTTTTATCACTCATTGTTTGTTCTTCCATACCGTCATATGGGGTATTACGATAGTTGTCACTCATTGTCGATTCCTCAATTCTTTTAGAATTGCTCGTCGTTCAGTTTCGATTTTATTTAAGTCGATACCAAAGAAGTCAGCGAAGAGTTGTTCAGGTGGTATCGAAAGTGGATAATATCCACTAGTAGTATCATCCCAAACATTTCCCTCTTCAAAAGAACACAGATAATAGTTTTTATCCCTGAGCCAATCATAAAACTTGGCCAATAGTTCAGGTTGTCCACTTTCAATTATAAGTGATTGATAGTCTAATTCTGGTGTTGGTGTGTTCATTGTATTTATTTCCTCTCTTTCTATTTTATTTATTGATTTCTTGATTGTTCAAGATAATCTGCTAAAGCTCGAAGTGTATCTGGATTTTCTTTTACTATGCCAATAGCACGATTACAAGGACCGCATATCCATCCTCGAAATTCTCCTGTCTCGTGATTATGATCAAAGTGAAGAGTTTTTTCTGATTCCATATTACACACTTCACAAATGGTCGGTCGCTCGCGTCCAGCCAATGCAACAAGTTTCTTACGTTTATATTCTTTAGCGGAATCATTCCTCTTCTGGCGATTTCTCGCGTAAAAATTTTTATCTATTTCTCGTCTTTTTTCAGGGTTTTCTGATGTCCATTTTTTATTTTTGGTATGTAATTTAACTTTGTTCTTTTCCCAATATTTTTGAGAAATTTCACGAGATCTTTCAGGATGAGCATCTCTCCACTTTTTTGCGGCTATACGATTCGATTCACGTTTTTCCTGCTCTGTTTTAGCCATATATTTATTTACTCCTTGTCAAACAGAAAGTCTTTAGGACTTAAATAGATCTCTTCAGCATCTTCCATATCTTCTTCGGAGTCTCGTTGACCACGAATAGCTTCGGCTTCTTGCTTTCTAAGAATTACTTTTTGTTCTACTTTTTCTTCTACTGTATTTTTTGCAGTAGTCCAATAAGTCCATGTTGTACTAATACCTTTAGATATAGAATCAGCTCTATTAATTCTTTCAGAACGCTGTTTAAACGTACTATACTGTCGAGGCAGTTCTATGTGATAGAGATAGGGAGCATATAAATTGAGGCCCCTCTCTCCAGCATCACTCGTTAAGAACAAAGCTGGACCTTTAATATTATTAAAGTTGTCTCTACGAAGTTTCTTCTCAGTGTTACTTAAACCAGTTCCCCAGTGAGTAATGATTGGTACTTCTGCACCAAAAGTTTTCTTTAGGGCATCCTCATATAAGAACAGAGTTTGGTTAGTCCAACGAGTGAACATAACAGCCTTTTCGTTGTTCTCGAATATTCCTTCTAACTCTTTTTCATATAATTGATACTTATTAGAGTTCTCAATTTGAAATGCATCAGGGCCAAAGTGTTTAACTACTTCTTTAGCTATCTCTGAATTACTAAATAGTAAAGAATTAGAAGTATTACAGATTTTGCGTAGAATATCTACATAGCCCCATTGAACAGCACCAATTTCAGTATCATATCTATCTTGAGCCATCCGAAGAACGTACTTGTAGATAATCTTATCTTCTTCGCTTAGATCAAAGATAAGTTTCTTTTGAATTGATTCAGGAAACTGCTTGGCAATTAAGGGGTCTGACTTCATAGCAATATGAGTAGACCTTTCATGGGCCTTACCAAGTAAGCGTAATTTTTTGCGGTCCCATTCACGAACCTTTAGTTCATTAACCCAAGGTCCATACGACATAACAAAATAATCTTTGGCGTATTCACGCTTGAATTGATCTCTGGTAAATGTAGTTATACCATTTAGATGAGGTGACAGAATATCCAGAATATTAAATATATTAACTGGAGAAATTGTATATGGAGTTGCTGTTAAAGCTAGTACTCTCATATCTGAATGTTGATTAATAATATAATCAAATCCAGCTCTTAATAGATTCTTATCAGTATTGATCTTTTGGGCCTCATCAATGATTATTAGTGTTCTTTTGCCATTGATAAGAGCAGCAATTTCTTTGAGGTCAGTTCGACTGAAGTTAGGAACCTTTTGCCCACGCTTCTTAGAGGGTCCACGAACTTTCTCGTAGTTCATTACCAGGACGTCTGAAGTGTCGGCCAAATAAAAATTATGACGCTTAATCCGGGTGAACTTTTCAGAAACTTTTTCGACCTTCAAGAAAGTGTCTCTCCTCATGTCTTCTTCCCAGTCATCGATTTTAACTTTGTCACAAAAGACTAAGACTTTATCGATGAGACCCTCATCAAATAATTTTTGAGCAATCAAAGAGCCAGCCACTGTTTTACCTGCTCCAGTGTCCCATTGAAGAATAAATCTTCTGTCACCCTCAGTCATACAGTCCCAAATAACATTGAGACCAGCACTTTGGAAGGGATGCAACTGTTTAGTCTGAGTGAACGGACATGACACTATGAACTCATCATCGAGGTTCAATAACACATTCCAAAAACGCTCAGCACCCGCACTAAGAAACTTTAGTTCAGCTCCGGCAGCAACAAACAAATCGTTTAGAGGTTTGGCATCCCCATAGTGTTTAAGGGCGAACACACCGTCAATATATTGGCTAAAAGGCTCTCCCGTTAGTCCAAGACTGTCCGAAGAAAAACGAAGGACACCATTGAGTTGACGGGACTCCTCGACAAAGATAGTAATAGGCATGACCATATCCTACCAGTGTTCGAGGTGTTTGTCACCTCCTTCGAGACAACAAATTATTTTTTTTTAGTACCCCATGAGCGAGTCGAACGCTCAAACACTGCACCGTGTGGGGTTTAATCTTTTATTGTAAAGCCTTATGAAATTGAAACTCAACCATCTCTTGTACATCGAAGTTATCATTAGATACTGGTAACACTTTTGATCCACATGTTGGGCATTCTTTCCATGCTCTTGTTGAACTTCGTGTATTCTGAATATGAACAATGTCTTCCTTGGGAATGATTTGTTCACAAACTGCACAATGATAATACTTACTCATTTGATCTCCATGATAATATTTACTCATTTGTTATTCCTCGATCTTCATCAGTAGGGATATAGTCGCATTCTTCGTCTTTAAAACTCCAGGCATACTCACAGCATCTACCATTAGGTTTATGACTATAAGGATGTCCTCTCTTGAATCTATTTTTAAATGATTCTGGAAAGAACTCCAGTAGTTCCACTACACAGTCATGACACAAAAATGCGACTGGATCACTTTGAGTAAGATTATCAGTAAACATTCCATAACCAACGCTAAAGATTAATTTTACACCATCTTTAATTTGTTCAAATTGTTTTTCATCTCCCAGTCTTCGTGTAAATTCTGGTTCAAACTCAGGAGGAATAGAAACACCGCACTTAGTGCACTTAATCCACATTTCTTCATTCATTATTTATCTCCCAAAATTCGTACAAAGCATTTTCATATTCTTTACGATTTTTATTAATATCGTCTACTGCGTGAGAATGATCTCTTTTGGATTTGTCAAAATCAAAAGTTGCTGATTCTAATAGTTTCTGTTTTTCATATCGTGTTATTGCTGCTAAAGAAGCAGTAATAACACTTAATTCATACTTTTGTTTAATTGCTTCAAGTGTTTCTTCATCCATTACTTTCCTTTTGGTCTATCAATAGTATTTGAGGGAATCCAATATAAATCTTTTTCATCTCGATGTAAAATTGTTATACCATCTTGAATGGTATAACTAAATTTATCTAATTTAGGATTAGATGGATCGACCATTTGAAAATATGCATTAGTTATCTTAAATTTTCTACCATAGTTATATGACCCAGGATCAGTCCATATAACTACTTCATCACCTACATGATACTTTCTCATTTATTTTCCTTTTAACCATACCTTATCTCCTACTTTAAGATCTTTAATCATCTTCATTACCAACTATATAGCTTAGTAGTTCAACTGTAGATACTCTTTTAACCATCGACTTAATTTTCTTCTTAATCTTACGAGGAAGTCTATTAATTCCACTTACAGTTAAATCTATTCTAATTGGATCTTCCATTGAAAGAGTTCGACTGTTTGCTACAAATTTCTTCATTAATCCTTCTCCTCATTTCGATCCATAGATAGTGCTTCATCTTTAAAAGAATCAGTTACCTCTTCAACTGTTACTTCACAGTGATTAAACCCATAGGTTTTAATTTCTTCTTCTACATAGTATTCAGCAGTTCCTTCACGCCATGTAGGGCTACCACTAGTTGCTTCAACTGTTTTAGTAACAGTTACTTTATAGAGTGTCATATTATTTACCATCCAAAAATAGTTCTAAATCATCTAGAGCTTCTTCGTAACCATATATACTACCCTGCTGATGCCACCAATCTGAATCCTCATATGCAGCACCAGAATACTTTTCATATACTTTAGTACGTTGCGCTTTAATATACTCACGAATTTGTTTGTGGGTTCTAGCCATTTCCTAATACCTTCTCATATCTATTAACTATTTCTAATAGTTTCTCTTGAGCCCATGTTGCAGCCCCTGCAAATGTTTTACAGGTTTGAGTAATAGGCTCATAAAAAAATGCCTTATCACAGTATGATACTCCTGCTACATGACAATCAAATATTTTTTTAATACCTACATAATAAGTAATTCTAGGAAGAATTGTAGGAACACCAGTTAAACTAACTAACTTATAGTTATCTTCATCTATTTGTTCCCAAACTCCTTCACCTACTTTAATTTCCATTTATTTTTTCCTTAACTGGGGTAAATTTCATACAGTGAACTATCCATTGACCATTTTCATCTTGTTTCATTCCACTACTTTCATTAAAACCATAAAATTCACACTCTTCAACCCATACTGACCCGCCCATCAAATAAGAGATGTGATGATCGATCAGTGTATGACCACAAGTACAAAGTAAATTTTCGTCTTTTGATGTATAACTCATTTTACGACCTCCTTTATACGAACGAATAAGCCTTTTACTATCTTGCTTAGGACATCACAGCTTTCACCCTCTCATGATTGGAGACTTGTACTATTATTTACAGTTTATAGCCATAACTATTCCCCTATTCCTTATTATCAAGTATGCTAGAAATAGATAAACGTACATACTATTAGACTGCCTGTAATCCCTCCACTTATTCTAAGAAAAGAAGATCCATCAGTTATCAGTCGTGCTCCAGACCAGAATCGAACTGGTATATAACCATTTGGAGCTGTACTACATTATTTTAGATTCTATTACACCTTAAATATTAAGGGATTAATAACTAACTGTTATATATTTGATTGATTAACTGTTAACTATTAGTGATATACGTTACTTCACAAGTAACAATGACTATCAATTGACTATTAGTTAGTGTTATGGAGTTACTACCCCACCCCAGCACCCTTTAACCCTACGGGCATTATAAAGAGTAACTGATACCAGCTAGATTAGCAAGTAACTTAATATTACAAGTTTGTTACGATTAAGTACCCCACATCTGAATCGAACAGATGTAAATACCATATGGGGTTGTGTTATTCTTCTATGATGTTACTAGGTTTAATTGGGCGTTTAAGTATTTTTAGTAAATCATCAGGATCTAATTCATCACCAAAACTATCAGCAGATTCAATATTGTAAACTGCATCTTTAACAATTTTTCTTAATTGTTCAAGTTCACAGTGATTACAATGATCTTTCATATGCATCCAACAAAATGTTTCACTTTGAGGCATTTATTTCTCCTTTTTTGACTTATTATATCTTTTTATTACTTCTTGTGATGCTTTAATCTTTGCTAATAAATCTTTTTCTTTACCATCTAATGATAAAGAAGTATTAATATCTTTCTTAATATCTCTAACTGATTTACCCTCAAAGATAGCTAATTGTTTTAATAATTCACTATTGATCTCTTTATACAAATTTGCTAAATCTGCTAGTGCTTGATAACCAACTTCCATGGCTATTACTACACTCTCATGATCTTCATCATTAAAGTTAACTTTCATTTAGTCCCAATCATGCGACTCTAATAGATCAGAGTATATATTACCATGGTATACAAATTTCTGATTTACAAGAGAACCTAATGGAGTAGCTTTTTTGCCATACCAATAGTAGCAACCTCTTCCAGATGAATGATATTGTTTTTCATCAGCTGGAACTTCCTCACGACATAAACTATGATTTACTCTTACCATTATTTTTTTACCTATTATAACTCTACTTTTACGCTGAGGCGGGAAATCATACTTTGAATTGTATAATCGCTGATATTGTTTGTTGTCATTATAAAAAAGATATATATGAAAAGTTATATTCTTGCGTATATCTATAGTTTGTTCTTCGTCATTACCACGGTGTGCTGGGCTAGTTACTGGAAATAATTGAAAATCAAATTTGTGTTGACTCCAAATAATTTCTTTTCTCCGAATTACTTTCTTAAGAGCTTCATATTTAAATAGATCATCATTATAATTCCTATTAACTCTATATGAATATCTATCTAATTTATAAATCATCTCTATAGTTATGCATGAATGTTTATCATTAGATAGAACATCACCAACTTGTGGTACATAATCTTTATCTATAACTGTTTGTAATTTCATATTACACTCCTTTTTTTATATAAGAAATAGAGCACTTTAACGACATACTCAGGTCGTGGATGTATCGTATTATATTTATTACATACCTTACGGGGCATAGTTTTGAGACATATCCGGGTCTAATGTAAATTACATCTTTGATCCTAAACTAGTTCCAATAATCATCTTGTTATAGTTTTTGGTATTATGAGATTTCATTCTACCGAACGCTCCATTATTGAATTTACGGAGTTTTCGAGCCGTATATTTCTCGGAGTCAGTAGATTGAGTAAAATACTTTTTACGATTGCTATTCTTGATTTTAAAGATTAAACGATTGTCTTTCGTAGTGCTCATAGATATTTCCTTGCTTAATGTATATCTAATAGTATAGCATCAATTTTGATAAAAAATCAAGGATATGAGTGAGTAATTAGCTCATTTAACGTGATGAACTTTGTATTATTGATGTTTCGAATGGTGCATAAAGATCATATATTCTAATTGTGGTCCATTTTTTACCGGTCTTATCCTCACTAAAAAAATATTCAATTGCTTCATCTACAGTTTCAAATACTCCAAATACACTTGGTATAGTAGACCAATTTAAAGTATCACTTTTTTCGAGTATTACTAAGTAGTCTGCATCTTTTTCAACATTATTCATAAAATGTTGTTTTGTATATTCTTTTCTATATTGTGGATCTATCATTATAACTCCTATTTTTTATTTACTGAGCGGGGTCAGTGGGAATCGAACCCACTATAAAATCACCAGAACCCCTACTAACTTATTTTAGCTTTCAGTACTAAGTAAGTTAGTAATATCATCAATATATTCTGCAAATGTCTTAAAGAAATTAAGATGAGATTCAATTTCTTTCTTAAATGAACCCATTAACATTTTTATTAATCGCATATATGTTTTTTTATCTTCTTCATTCAAAATAGATTCATCATTTGTATTTTGAAGTATTAATATAAGTTTTTTAATAACTAATATAGTAATAGCAAAATCTTTTGTAATACTTTCATTACTTTTTTCAAATTCACTATAACTATGAAAAATTAGTAAATTTAAAGTTGAAAAACTTTCCTTAGAATTCACTTTAAATTTATTTGTAATAAAGTCATCTACTATTTCTTCAAATTTTTGAAGAGTTTGTAACTCTAAATTTCCTCCAACTTTAAGGAAGTCTTCAATCTTTTTAAATTCATCATCTAACATTTTTTCCCTTTAAATATTATTGTTTATTATAGTTTTAATTTCCGTCATCACATGATATTGCATGAAATATTCCCTGAAAAAAGAATTCTAATTTCATACCTGGTTTTGATAAACTTTCTTTTTCTTCATCTGAAAATGAAGAAAGTGTATTACCAAACAAATTAGTCAACTTTTCTGTAACTTCTCTTAAATTTTGTAAAAGAATATAATCTTCTTGAGCAATTTCATTAGAAGCTAATAATTCTGTTAATGCTGGGTCATGGTGTTCTATATGATAAATTTGACTATTAATAATATTATAAACAAAATTTATAGAACTACCGATAACTAATCTTTCCATTTCAGTTAAATCTTTTATTTGAATATTTTCATCATTCATATATCTCCTTTTTTAACTGTCTTTACTGATACTAATTGATATTATACATATCATTACTGCTAATATCGTGGGCAAAGGGAGAAACGAACTCCCTTTAACGCACCAGCTGCCCTTACTACTTATTTTTTATTTTCTTCTTCTTCTAACTCTTTTAAACGAGCCATTAGTTGATCTTCTATAGCAATCATTAATTCTGCTATTTGTTCAGCTCCTTGAAATTTTGCTTCAAGTAAGAACAGTTGATCTGCTTCTTCTTTACTAATAGCTTCTTCATCAGTCCACTGACAGTATCGACTATCATGCTTTTCTTCATGATTTTCTGTTAGTATACAAACTCCACCATGGCTACAATGACTATTACAAATCATAGTTATCTCCTATTTCTTGATACTTTTTTAGCATTTGATCTTGCAACTAAAATTTTCCAATTGCTTTCAAAGATCCACATTGTTAAAAGAATTAAAATAAAATAGCCAAATGATCCCCAACTAATAATAGATTTCTCTTGACACCATAAGATAAAGTCACTAATTATCCATATAAATGTAGCTATTACCCAAAACCATGGAGCAACTTTGTAAAATTTTTCAGTAATCCACCAAATCATTTTTTCCTACTCCCCGGCTTTCGCAAAGTATTTCTAATACTAGCACTTTGCGGATAACTACCTGAAGATCTACCATTAACAGAGTCCTCATAAGCATCTATTCTCTTCTGAAGTCTCTGTGCTGGTTTCCCATTTTCAGTACTGTGTTTTGACATTTAATTTATCTTTCTCTCTATTTTTTTAATGATTTTACAAATTGTATAGCAATTTGCTCTACGACTGTAGAATATACTAATATAACTTCTTCAAATTCTTCAGGAATTTCTTCTCCAATTTCTTCACGTCCACTTTCCCAAATCTTGTCACAAACTTCTTTCATTGCTGCAACTGCAGATTTAATTAGAATATTTCCTGTTGGTTCAAAAACTGGAATTTCAGAACTATCGTTTTTAATTTTTTCTATGTCCATACAATTATTTGCTAACAGAAAATCTATTAATGTATTAGTTACAATTAAAGTTTTTGATAACAGTATAGTCTGGAGAGGAGTAAGGCTAATATTAACACATTCCTCTAATATTTTAGATTCATCCATTTTATTTCTTCTCTTTCTTTAAGGTCTTGGTGTAAAGAGTGCTGTTAACAATGAAAGAGAACTTTGTAAACAATTCTCTAACATTGTAAAAAATGGTTCTGTATCTGGTGGTGATATTTTACTATATTCTTTTGTATAGGTATTATACAACTTTGAAGAAGCACTTAATATTGTTGTAATAATATTTTTAATAAGTATATCACCTTTATTAAATTCTTCACCATTACTTCCATTTTTATCATAAAGTGCATCTTCTATAGTTTTTAGTGTATCTTCATCTAAATCTTTTAAATTATTAAAATCTATATTAGCATATTCAGGATGTTTCTCTATAAATGCTTTTACATCAAAAATAGCTACATCAGAATACATACTGTATAGATTTAATACATTTGCTATGTGATTTAACGACAATGATAATATCATTATTTCTTGAGGAGTAAAAAGATTGTTAATTTCTTTACTAAAAAACTCCTCTAGGGATTTAAGATCTGTACTATTATCATTAAATTCATTTTCAAATTCATTTTCCATCTTTCTCTTTTCTATTTGTATTTTAAAACTAGGGGTCCTGGGTAGATTTGAACTACCTACTATAATTGCTCAAGCTAAATATAAATGCTAAAATCAATTAAAATACATTTATATAAAGCGAACATACTAGGGATTATTAACTGAAACTGATCAATAACTCGTAGTTTAAAGATAGTAATACCAACTATCAGGACCATGTAAACAGTTTAATGACGTGTTTAAGGTCATGTTTCTTTAAGTATTATCCCATAGGATGACATATTTTACATCTATTAAACTTATCATTATCAAATGGTGTTCCACATTTAGCACAAACTTCTACAATTCTTGGACAATTACATGTTCTCCAACTAGTACAATCAGAACTATGAGCATGAGGTACTAATTCTTTATCTTGACGCTTCTTGATCATGGTGAGATCATTTTGCTTAACATTTATCCACCCTCTTCCATCATCATCTTCCAGATGGTAGGTGGGTAGTGATTCAATATCTTTAATAGTTGCAACATTAGCAAACTCTTCAGGTAATGCACTATTCACAAAGTCAACAATATCTCCTACCTCAAATACTTCTTGATAATCTTTAATCCAAGAATAAACAACCTTTGAATTAAACTTAATCTTCTTAATAAAGTGTTCAAACTCATCTAAAATTGTTATCACTTCACAAGGCCAAATAATTGTACATTTATCACAATATGGCATTCCATTCATATCTTCCAATTTTAAATGCTGTTGCTTAATTTTATTAAAATTAATCATTTTATTTCCTTTCTTTTACTAAATCCATAAAATTCTTTGAAATCCTTTACGTTCCCATACTTTAACTGCTCTTCTAATATATGATACTTGTTTACTAGTAGTAGTACTATATCTTTGGGGGTTTATACAATAGGTTTTATCGTTAAAATTAATAAAACATATTAATGTTGAATAAGAATAAATCAAATAATTAATATGATAATGTTTAATTAACTGAATATCTATGTGAGATAAATAACCAGTCATATTACCATCATAATGTACAAACTCTTCAAATTGTTCCATTTTTACTATACAAGTTTGATAATTATCTTGCATATTAAAAACTTTCTCTTTTCTGTTTATCAGCTTTTTCAACACTTCTTATTATTGCTTTATGCCATTCTGCATACAGATCATATATTTCAACTATCTGCCAACCTTTTTCAAAGTGCCATCTAATTGCTTCTTCGATAGTGTTCCAAAGAGGCGGATATGGTATTGTACTCCAACCATAATCTCTATATGGACCAGCAGTAGAATTATTTTCTCTACATATTACTAAATAATCATTATCTGTTCCTTTTAATTTTTCAAAATGTTGTTTTGCAAAATCTTCATACATTTTTTCTCCTTTTCTTAATTAACTTTGTACCCCATACAGGAATTGAACCTGTACTTGTACCATATGGGGTTAATTCTTTTCTAGTTCATATATCCAACCTAAAACTATGATATAAGCATCTGCTCGACCATCTTCATAGTTAGTACTAATTGCTCTAGAAGTTGCTGCATCTGGTTTAAATTTTCTAATATTATCAATTGCATCTTGAATTTTACCTTTAAGCTTACCAAAATTATATTTACGTCCCCTTTGAAAGGCAACTGCCATCTGCTCAGCAAGTTCTGCTGTGCTGAAATTCTTTTCATTAACAGTATCACCAGTATGCAAATTTGGTACATCTCTTTGTAACGCTGCTGCGTTTTCATAAAAATCCATTATTTTTCCATTTCCTTATCCATTATCTTTGAAATTTGAGCAAATTTAGCATCAATGCCATCAACCCAACCTTCATGGTAGGAACACAGTATATAATAATCCCCATGTGGTTGACAACCTTTACATTTTTCATTTATTAATCCATTTTCAAGATTGTAGTCAATAAGTTCACTAACTAATAGTCTTGCCATATATTAACCTTCTTTCTTAATTATACATCGCACTCCAGAAGGGGATCGAACCCATTACTGTACCAAAACTATCTACCTGGAGTTACCTCAACCAAAGGGGTTGTCCTTTTACTTCTCACTAATTCCTATCTTTGAGTCTTATTTTCGTGTGTTAACCCACAAGCCTAAAACTTTCTAATAGAATTAGCATTTTAGTCCATATATTTTTATAGGCTGACTAATAGATCCTACCCTCAATTACCTCAGGGCCAAAGCCATTATTGGTAAATACCTAAACACCAACATTTAATCCTGGGATTGACCTCTTCTGTATATCAAACATCATACATAAGTTTGGTATGCCATTTTCTGGATGGATCATAAGCCGTTGTGTGCAAAACGTTATATTTATTGTCAATATTATCTCCCCTGATAAATGTCATAACATTCCTTCTCGGACGCTAGCCGTACTTTGCTCAGTTATGTTAGATGTCAGTCGATATTATCTAATGCAGCTGCGAAAGTATAATATTCTATTAACTATTTCCTTAATGCTTTTCACATTAGATAAATTTCGAATAATATCTATCGTCAATATAACAAATAGTTTAGCCCATAAATATTCCTATGGTAAGAGATTACTCAGCTCCACATTTACTATATCTTTTTTCAAAAGAATTCATTCTTAAAAGAGTATTTCTACAGTCAACTCTGTTATAAGCATTGATTTTTGAATCAATCATATAGTAACGAGACACTTTAAAGACATATATCTAGGTCTAATAGCGATTCGCATTATCGTAGGATTGTATACGATGGCGCATCTATCTATCGCGCACTGGAAGGAATCGAACCTTTCATTACAACCATTCAGTGCTGTACTACTTAGTTATTCATGTAAAGCAACAGTTGCATCTTCATTAAGATGTTTTGCTGAGTGATTCGATACTAACAATTTTGATCTATTTTCCTTCTTATCATGCTTACGAATACGACGCTTCTGTCTAAAAGAAAGACATGCTGAAGTAGTAGCCTTCCTCTGCTTAACATAATTCTGAATTCGTTTCTCGTTATCCATTTATATCTCCTTAATTTGGTACTTCATCTAGAATAACTTCAAATTTATTAATATAATAGATTACATCATCTACCTGATTACTGGCCCAACTACCATCTTTAATTTGGGCCCATATAATATCTATATGTAGTCTTTTAACTTCATTTATGGCTACATCTACATTTTCATAAACATTTAGAGTCTCTGAAGTTCCTTCTGCTGATAAGTATTGCTCTAACACCCATACTTCCATTATATAACCTCTAATGAAAAATATATTTTATCAGTTCCAGCAATAGTTACTAACTCAACTGATGTTGGAAATAATTCAAGTCCTCCACCACGATGACTACAACGAATCTCTAGATCATCTATAGACTCATCTTTTTCAACCATGATGAGATATTCAATGAGTTCATTCATCTTCATAAGTACTCCTTATAGATTAAACTCTGATGCTAGCAGTCTTTCCTTACCAAATGAACCATTCACACTACGACGAATTGCTCTACTGGTTCGTGGAGAATTCACTGTTGATTTGATCGTTAGACCAAGCTCTTGAATTCCTTTTACCTTTTTCTTTGTTACTGGTGTTGGCCTAAAATTAAAGTAATTAACCTCTGGCTTACCAGCATTCACTATACCATAAGGAATAGTCTTAATAGTTTCTGACATTTAATTCCTTTCTAACTACTATTTTTTTTTCTCATACATTGAGATCTGTTAAAACTAAGTGCCCCTGGAGCGATTTGAACGCCCGACTATTCCGGTAGAAACGGAGTACTCTGTCCAGACTGAGTTACAGAGGCTTAATACTATTTTTCTATACCTTTTTCTATACCTTCCCATCCTTCAGGATGATATCCACATCTCTTACAAATTCGTAGTACAAATGTATAATCACCTGCATTCATTTTAAATTTGTGTCCAAATATTCTCCCAAAACCAATACATTTAACTGCTTGAGAAGCACTTCCTCCATTATTATACATTATCTCACACTCTCTGGCGTCCAAAGTTTTTGTTTGGGACTTGACTGTACATATTCTATTACATCAAGTAATGTTATACCTAAACTATCAACAACAGTTAGAAGATATGAAGTAAGTTGATTCTTGGATTGTGAATACAAAACAGCAGCCTCTTTAAACTCTTCTGGCTGTGCTTCACCATCAATTTCCTGTACAATATTACCTAAATCATTCATCTGCAAAATCATTTGCTGAACATTATTAACAATAGCTGCAAGTTCTACTTTAACTTGTTCTAGTTGATCATTAGTCATTATGCATCTACTTTCACTTTTTCATGAATTAGTACAATTTCTGTTATATGCACCAAATAACCATTTCCATTGATGTAGCCAAAGACTACTTCATCATCAACAGGTATATGGTAAGTTGAGTGAGTTGCATAGTAATTACAAATTGCATTACCATTTGATGTTCGCCAACTCTGACCAAAATAATGATCCCACCAATCCTCAACAACAAAATCTTTATTATGAAGATCAGGATTATGTGAGTGTAACTTAACTGTCTTACCTGCTAATGGGTGTAAATCATTATGCTTTGTTTCGTCTTTCATGTATTTTCTCCATTTTCTTCATACTCATATTCAATCTCTGTTATAAGAGTAGAACGAGTCCATGTTTGTTCATTTGGATAAGTAACATATAAAACACCACCTATTCCAAATGTATTAATTGAGGTAAATGGTTGCCATTCTCCAACATTAATCATACCTCTTAATATTGAATCAAATGAGGTACCAGGACGCGGAACCCGCTTTATCCGCTTGTTATTTTCATCAATAATATAAATCGTCCCACTATGAGTGGTTACTTTGATCATTTTTCTCCTTTATATTTTACTACAGAAATGGAGCAGTTTATACAGTTGCTCAGCTGTTTCTTTCCTAATAAATAGTGTTATCATCCAAATGAACACTACTCCGACAGTATATTAAGAGTGAAAAAATATAAAAAGCCCTTAATACAGTATCTCTATTAGGAAGACTATTGACTAATTCTAATTGGTTAGCCGATAGCAGACCCTACATTAATTATTAATAAGAAAATTGGAAGAGGTTGGCACCAATATATTCCAACTTTAATTCGAAAGTGTTTTCATTGTTCGACAGAATCTGTTCCATGATACGGTAATATCAGGGAGTTAGAACAGACCGCAAAAGATCTTTACTTTTAGCTCGTTCAGAACAGTTACTCTTATCACTTTTCAAATTTTTACATTAATACATTAATGTAGGATCTACTATACGCAGACCAATCAGCGCACATACCCAACCCAGAGTATGGCATACACCCAGCTTACCTACTATTGATTGGCGATTATATTCCAACACAATATGGTGCTTCCACTTAATGTATAGCAAGCTACTAACCGCAATACGCGGGGTTCTTCTTCACCGATGATTGCTTCGTGCAAGAGCATCTAACTATACATCGTACTATCAGTGGATTTGATCCTAGATACGCTAATAATATTAGCTATCCTGATAGTTATAATTCATTAACTATGATCACAGTGATTACAACAATCACCATTCTCACGCATACCACAAGTTATTGCACTTTCACCACAACTTTTGCAAGTATATCCATTACCGTGAGGACCTGGTGCTAATTCTTCAATAGTCTCTTTCTTCTTTTTAGTTTCTTTAAGAAATCTATTTAATTCATTACGTAATTTCTTTACTTGCTTACGATTTAGAATTACATCTCCCTTAGTAAAATTATTAACAGTGACACCAACACGCAAATAAGGTAAATAACCCTCTTCATTGGGAGCATCTTCATAAACATCATTAACAACTACTGCTAGATCAATTTCATCACCAAACTCACCAGGCATTACTCCTGGTAATCGTTTTGCTTTACGAGGATCAGTAACACTATTTTCATAATGAAGTGCAAAAGTTCCAGGTATTGAACTCCAAATACTCATTATATATTCATCTCACTTTCTTCTAATGGTTGCCCATTCGTCAAACCACGTTGATAAGCAATTACTACAAGTTCACCAATAGTTTCCATTAGATTACCATCCAGAACATGTTGAAGTTCTTGTGCAATTCTTTTAGCTATTTCTATAGATGGAATATTTACTTGAATAATAAGTATACCACTAACTGAAAGTGCATAGACAGGATTTTCTTTTGTCCCACCCCATACATGGATATCCCACTTCTTTCCTTGTTTAGTTCTTACAGCAGGAAGTCCATTACATATATATTCTTCCCATTCTAAAACTGTTCTTTCGCTCATTTTTCTCCTTCTATTAAACTATTCGCATAGTCCTAAGAGTAGTAGAGTTGCAATGACGATAACCTACCGTGTTGTTTTCTCTGGCTCTACTACTCTTAGCACCATACGACGGTGCTATAAAACATTGTACTACAAATTACCCATTGCTATCTGAGCAAAATTCATTCCACTACTACTTTCGTTATACGATTCTCCGAGTATCTCAAAGTCTTCTCTGTAACAATAATAGTCTTTACGAGGAAAGAAAAATTTCCTTTTATCTCTTTCGCTTTGAGTTACTTCAATTTCTGTACCGATTGGATATCTATTACCATTATATCTAGCTTTGTTAGCAACAAGTTTAACTCTAAGTGTTGGATTCATGTTAATTCCCTACTGCTATCAAAGTAAAGTTAAACTCACTCTTTGAAGTATTATCAATATCTTCAATATTCACTAGTTCAGTATTAGATATTTTAATACTCTTGTCGGTCCATATACCATTTCTATTGATTTGATAGTAAGTCATTTCATAGCTAGGGTCAGGCCATGATCTTACTGTAAGAATTTCACCTTTCATGGCATGGCTGCCCCCATCGGTAATAACTCTTACTGTTTTAGGTTCTTTAGGTTCATCAACAATAGGCATTACTTCACCTCAGCAATGAGCCCCTGATAAAATCCAATGAGAGCATCGCTAACAGTACCAGCAACTACGCTGTACTTATTACCCAATCGATGATTAGCCAGATTTTTAAGTTGTGTTTCCAACTCGCTGGTGAGCTGTTCTTTCACCCACTGATCGAAGGAAACAGCATCAGGAAATGGCTCAAAAACTTCCTCACCCTTAACTATCTTCTTGGTTCCCCCGGGACTAGCCAACTGATTAAGTCGCGTTGTTTCAGCATACTCATCATACTGAACTTGAAGCGCAGCCTTAACCTTATCTGTTACTAATGGCATTTCTTTCTCCTTTATTTTTCTCATTATGAGATTCCTTACTTTATTTATAGACTAATACTTTCGTATAGCCCTAAGAGTACTAGCATCCCGTTATGGGCTATATGCTAATACCCTTAGCACCATACGATGCTATGATACTTAATTCTAATATAATGCACTCATCCAATTTGTGTGTTTCTGTTCAGAAATTTTGAAAGTTAAAATAAATCCTTGTTTATTAATGTAAGTAAATACTTTATTAGAAGTATCAAAATTATTTAGATCTGAATCTAAAAACATTATCTCCAACCATTCCTTTTTCTCTTTATCATCAGTTCTCATAATTCTCATATCAAACTTTTCCTCTTCTAGAGGGAATCCATCCCATTCATTAGGATAATTGATATATTCATTATTATCTTTATCTGTGATAGAAACTTTATATTCAACATTATTTTGATGAGAAGGAGTAATATTTAATAGTTCAATTGCTTTAAGTGCTGATTCATTATATCTATTCATTTCTTCAACTAATGATTTAAGCATATCAAAATTGAACTTCTCAAAGATTTTTGAAATTTTAACAATATTATCAATTTCTGACTTATTATTAAGATTATCTTTACAATATTCCCTAATAAAACTTTCTTCTATCCCATTAAATTCAATGAAATAGAAAATTCTTCCTGGTCGATTTAATAGAAATCTTGATAAACGATAAAGATCATTACAAGTAATGATAAACAAATGTTTAGTACCTGAAATACCATCGAGTAATGATAAAACTGATTCTTGAAGATCAAGATCACTATAAACTTTATCAAATTCATCAAAAAATACTATTACAGGTTGAGTAAGTTCTCCAAATAGTTTTAGTAGTGCAGCACCCTCAAAAGGAGCATTTACTATTACTGTAGGAATACTCTTATCATGAGCTTTTAGTGAAATAAGTCTACCTAATAGTGATTTTCCACTACCTTTTTCTCCTGACAAAAGAATACCTGTACTAACTTCACGATCTTCAAATGTTTGAAGAGTGCGTTCTGCCCAAGTATTTAGGCTTCCATAAACCTTATCTAAAGGTTGAAAACTTTCTATTCTTTTAAAGAATAATCCTGTCATACTTTGTTCTATTGTATAATTACCCGAAGGTAATCCTTCCAATAATGCTTCTTTAGAAGCTGCAGGAAAAAAACTATCTCCTGATTGTATAAAATAACTCATTTTTTCTCCTATTTCCATTCCATATGAATGTATATTGATCATACATTTTTGTTTGATACTCTTTTAAACTCCACCAATACTTATATCCCCAACTCACAAACTCAATTTGTTTGTTAGTGACTTGTATTATTGCTACTGCATGTTGACCTTGGCCTGGAAAATTAATCCATGCTTGAACTCCACCATTAGCAAGTTCAGTTGAAAGATTAATAGTATTCTTGCCAAGATCAATAATAGTACTGGCTTTTACTCCATCAAAACCATTGGTTATCATATAGTTGAGACCATCTGATTCTCCATAGGTTTGGAATGCCTCTATTACTTGTTTTACAGTAATATGAACATGGGGATCATATAGTTCTACCATGTTTGCATCAGCAGAGTATATACAATCTTCGAATTTTTGATTACCAAATGCATTTAATGCAGGCGGTAATGTTAACGGTTGATTATTCGTTGCACTAGCAGTTGAAGTCAACAATAAAGGTGACAACAATGAAAGTGCAATTAATGATTTTTTCATTCATTCTCCTTTATTATTGATTCGTTAACACACGAAATGGGGCAGTTTATACACTTACCCAAGGTGTCCACATTGGCCATAATTACTTATTATATCTAGCTTGATAAGCGTACTGAAACCGTCTGTGTATTTATCAAATGATGGCCTGAACCCACTACCATCTCAGTCCCCATTTACAGGTCTATTATTTGGGACTTTCCACTCTGACATTGATGGGTAATTCATAGTATCTTACATCTAACCAACAATGTGGAGCAGTTTAAGGTCCATACTCAGGACCAGATACTATATTTTCTTATTTCATTAGTTAAGTATTATACACAATTAAATTAGGGCATAATGATCATCTCCTTTCATAGTACCCCATGTGGTCTTGTTCCACTCGTACACTTAAGTAATGGGGTTTAATACTTATCCTCTAATATTTCGGAGAAAATCTTCAACATCTTCTTCAGTTACTCCAGGTATACCACCCATTTCACCTAATTCTTTACCAGTGATAGATGGCTTAAATGGTCCTCTTCTTGGAAGATCATCTACAGTATCAATAATAACCATCTTTTTATTAACTGAAGTTTTAACTGATTCAATTATGTTGAGACTACCATGCTCATCAGTAGATAATACTTCAACATCACCAATTTCTGCTTTAACATCTTGCAGTTCTTTGATTAGTTCTGATAGTTTCATTCTTCTTCATCCTCTAAAGGAATAGCAAAGAAGTCCAATTGATCTACTCTTAATGCTCCACTAGGACTATCTGCAATCAATTTTTGGACTACTTCAATAGCCTCCTCATCAGATGCTGTTGGATCAATTCTAATAGGTATAACAGCTTGACAAACTACTTCTCTAGTCCAACTATTCTTACCACTACTCATTCATTCTCCTTATCATTAATCTCCTTTATTAATAACTACAAGGCACACATGGAGTGTACCGAAAGAATAGTCTTGGTACCAACTATTCCACTCCATGTGACCCTTGAAGCTATTAACTTCAAGTCATTCTTAATACCACTTTGCTTGAGTACTACCTAATAAATCTTGAACTGACTCTGGATCATTACATATTACCAGATCATAGTATGGACTTAGTGTTGACCATATCCAATCAATACCAACTGGATTCATTGAACAAATAACAATACGACCAACTGGATAAGGATTACCATTAAATGCTCTTTCAGCAAGCATTAAACAAATTGATCTGATAGTATCATCACCACCTAAATCATGGTCAAGCCAGAGTTCATCCAGACTTTCATTATTCATTGAAGTAGCGTAAATATTTCTCTCAAATTGATCAAGAAACAAATTACCATCTTTCAAAGTGCGAGCATAATACACTTCTTTATCATCTGGAAATGGAAATGTCTTTACATCATCAATGACTAATATCATTGTTTACCTCCTTTTTATTGTTCGTTAAGCCTTAAGTGTAGTGGAATCTTATACCTATGTAGCCAGAGGCTACGAGCAATAAGAGTATCCAACTAGGAACCTACTATTACTTGCCCGCCTAGTTAGCGAATAGTTCTACAAGTAATATCCCACTACACTTAGCGCCTAACGACGCTATTATTACCTACTTCTATGCATTCTTACTTGACGATTCACATGATTACGTGAACCAATTGCAATTAACTCACCACCTGATTCAGTATAACAAATTGCAATGGTGTGTTGCTTGGTGCCCTTGACCGTAATATCATGATCGATTTTACTGGTAGTATCCTTAACCATTTTTGTTCCTGGTTTCATATTTCTCCTTATATTTTTCTTGTTTGTGCTTCTAATAGTTTAGAAACCTGATCAAAATCAGGGTGTTCACTAAAATTTATTCCTAAATTTCGTCTTAACCAACCAAAATCATGGGTTCTAAACTCTGGAACACCCATATTGGTTACAAGACGTTCAATTTCTCTACAGTCTTTACATACTAAATCTGTTTCTTTATCAAAGAATCGTGGATCATCTTCTGTACTACGAATCTTACCACATCCAAAGAAACAAACATTAGTATCAATCATTTAATCTCCTTTCAGTTAATACATAGTACCCAGTTGAGGAATCGAACCTCAATTGTAATTCACTATACCTTCTGGGTCCAGCCTTATTCATAGTATACATCGGCTTTATGTATACCAGCATCAATTCAATGTAAACATCAGCTACAACTGAGTTTACTTATGCTCCCACTTCTTGGTCTCAGTGTTCCAGACCTGCTTGGGACGATTCTGGTGATTCTTCTTCTTTCTTCGGTTAATGACTTTGGTTGTTGTCATTTTTTCCCTCCTTTTCTTGTCTTAGTGATATTAGCCACAATATTGTCTATTACTAATAAAAAGACAATAACCATGACTGTGATTGCAAACCAATTAATCACAATGGTTCCATTCCTAATAATTTCCAAGCCCTAGCAAAATCAGGGTGTCCACTATTATTAAATGGAAGATTGCGTCTTAACCATTCAATGTCATTTCTTCTCCACTCTGGGATATCCATAGTTTTTAGAAGACCAAGTAAATGATGATTTAACATTACATGGTTTGCAAGTAATTCTGCACTACTTCCTTTGTAGTCGCACCAACTACATGCTAATTGGGGATGTCCCAATTCACATACTTGTCCATCAAAATGGAAATCGAAGAAACATCCTCCATGACTTCCACAACCATCAGGACAATGATAATGGTCAATATCAATAACTCGACCATCAGTCGTTAATCCATTGTCAACATTCTGTTGCTCTTGTTCAGTTAAAGCCATATTTTCTCCTTTGTAATATTCTTGTAATCTTATTACATTTGTGTTAAGAAAAAGGGCAGTTTAACCATACATTTACCTCATTAGGTTTCTGCATGTCAGCCATACCCAGGACCAATGTTTAGACAGTTTAATTACTTATCCAGGTACATATTATAATAATAAGTTAAAGCCAGCACTTAATATGCTAAGAATAAATTCATGGGTAACTTATTATTGGATCATATTTAACGCACTTATCCAAGGTGCAACCATGATTCAAAGTGTTATGGCTCACTTCTAATAATGGTGGGTATCATCCCTTCTCCACTACAAGATCAATTAGAAATGGGGCAGTTTTTAAACCAACAATACCCAGGTTGGTGCACCATTTTATTAAAGTGGTATATGCTTCCACTAATGATAGAATTCTCTGATTATCTCTAATAGAGTTTCCTGATCATTTAAATAATAGAGAACTATTCATTATAGGAATTTTATCCCGTAAAGGATTATTAACCGAAGTTCACGCCTATCTCTATTATTACTGACTTGTAGTCCAGTCAGTTCTTTGCAGAAGCAGCCATTGAAAATGATCCAAAACCAAAGATCAAAATCAAGATTATAATTGCATACATTCTTTATTCTCCTCCCACGGGAATAACACCAAAGCAAATCATACAAACTTTTGTGCCTTCACCTGGAAGAAACTTATGTTTAAACAATCTACTTCGTTTGAATATAACAACTCCACGTTTTGGCCAGTAAGGAATTTGGATATAACATCCTACTTTACTGGTTATTTGTTTAACCATTTATTCTCCTTTGTTTTCATAAAGCCTTATGCGTAGTGGAATAGAATTCACGAAATTCCTTTGTTGGCTCTGTACCTTCCACTACACATAGCACCCTATGAAGATGCTATAATCTGACTTGTTTTGCAAGGCCAAACTTCATTGCATTCAATGCAACATCTTACTGGCTTAATACTAAAGAAAACCTTTTGAAACCTTGTTGCTCTTAATTGGGGTCGATGTAATTTTGCAATTTCACCTAATTTGTCAGTCATTATTTCTCCTTATTTATTTTATTTAATTGATAAACCTAATAAGTGATAGGAACTATCAGTATCCCCACCACAGGGTAAACTGATAACAGACAGGGTGGTGACCTTCTGCGAAACTTTTGCCAATCCCTATCACTTATTACATCTATCAATAACTGACCAATTTGGTCATGATTAAACAAATAACCTGATCAGAGGCTATCCTAATCAAATTTTCGTCAATGACTCTATATTTACACCCTCTCATCAGGTCACTTGACAAATGAAAATAAGTGTACTAGACTCAATACTAAGGAAACATCCAATGTTCCAAGTCGTAGTATTAATAAGAAATGGGGACAGTTTAACTACATGTCCCAAGGTAGTTAATAGTGGCTCGTACTCAGTCATTTAACCCAGGTCACATTAGGGCACCACTATTAAATTATTAATCGGCCATCACTTACTATCTTATTCTCCCCAGTGATGGCTTTGAGGTAGGCAAGTATCTAAGCCGTTACTTACTTGGCAAACTAATTTAGCCACTAGTTTAGGTGGGATGTAATAACACTAAATTTGGAATCAACCTAGTGTTTGACTCAATACTAACTACTCTCAAGAAATAATAGTTAGTCTCAAGAAATAATAGTTAGCATTGAACTTACATCGCTCCCAGAGCAGGACTCGAACCTACAACCTTATCCTTAACAGGGATTTGCTCTGCCAATTGAGCTATCTGGGAATGTCTTGATATTTGTACTACTGGGGGGACCAAGACATTGGGCAGTTATCGAGTACGGACTTAAATCAATTACTGATCATTAATCAATAACTGATCATAATCAAGTTATTAGTATTGATCATTACCGCTAATCATACCCAGGATTAGTATTGAGTTGATGAAGCAGGGGTTATTAACCCCTACTCATCATCCTCTTCATCCTCTTCTTCAGTCATTACCTCAACTGGCTCATTGATAATAGCATTGAGGTTGACTTGGGCGAGAATCTCAGCAAGACCTCGCAATTGAGAAACTTCCTCATTGGGGAATGAAACAGCAACTTCGTGAACTTCCACGATGGCATTGAGGTAAACCTCGAAATCAACCAAAGTGGAGTATGGGAATGAGAAATAGTCCCCATTGTTCTTCACTTCTGGAAGACCACTGGTTGCATCAATCTTCCATATTCCCATTTGACCCTTTGAGTTAGCACCCAAAAGGTATTGAGCACCCTTACGAAGGACCTTTTGGAAAGACAGAACACTGTTAACCAATGTTGCCTTCCACCACTGAACGAAAATCTCACCCTCATTGGTCCTTGCCAATGAAACAGCAAGAATACCAGTCTGAGAATAACTCGGAGTTATGCCCATTGCGACTTGATTAGCCCTATCGTAGGACTTTTGGTCAATGACACCCCAAAGGGTATTACCCTTTAGATTGCCAGCAGTGAACAAGTCAACGTGATTGTCCGAACGAAGAGTCTTGAGCATTGACAGCCCCAAGTCATCAGCCCCAATGTTATTGGTAGCCTTTCGTCCACCACCACGCTTTCCGGGAACAATTGGCGATAACCCTGGTAGGGATGCCAAAAGTTCGTCGAACTCGTCAGTGTTGTCACTAGTAAAGTCATTTGACATAATCAATTAACTCACTTTCTTTTATTTCTTTTTGGGCGTAGCCCATCCATTAGATATTTTCTATTGGGTATCACATTAGTCTAACCAATTGGTATTAAGTGTTTACCTCATTACCCATTGGCAGGTGCGATAACGGCATTATAACAGGTGCATTAGACGAACACAAATGTCATAGAATTATACTATTAGATTTTCCTGTGAAAAGATCAAAAGGTATTACTGGTACCATATTTTACCTGATAACAGAGCTAGCTCTACCTTTATATAGACTGAAATATTCAATTTCTAATGTGCATATCTGAATAAATTTCTAATATGCATATCTGAATAGTCGTCCTTTTATGTAAACTGGAAATCTCTATTTCTAATGAGCATATTAGAAAGCATGCTTTGGTATATACTAATACCTAAATAGCGTTTTTTATATAAAGTGAAAATCCCAATTTACTAAGTGCCTATATTAATATTAATAGAGTTATATTATATATTGTTTAACATGTAATACTAATGCTAATACTAACAGAAGAGAAGATCAATTTCTGGCCCGTGTTCAAGTTAACCAGAGCGTGACCGTCAAAACCGTGTGCCTATTACCCCTAATCCCCTGCCCCTTATTGTAATGTAATTGTAACATTAATACCAACTGCTAATGAGTACCTTATGTTATACTCATAAGTATGAATCAAATAGATAATACACTCCGACGAAAAGAACTTCGTGCTGATCTTTATACAGCAATGTTATACCAAGCAGAAAATTGGCTGTTCACAGGAAGTTTTGGCAGCTCGTGTCGTCAATGCGGTCACTTTGAAGAGGATCATTCAAGCGGTCAACAATGTCTTGTCGCTGTTGGAGACCTTAATGACTGGTGTTTTTGCCGTGGGATTGACGATCTAATGGAAGGTATTATAGTAAATCCAAGATTGATCCAAGTCAGTTAACTGTTATACTAATCTCTATACGAAAGGAATCAAATGAGCGTATTCGTTAAAGGAAAGTGTCCCCTCTGCCATTCAGGGGTATTCGTTGCTCAGGGTGAGTGGTTGACATGCTCCGGTTCTGATTGCCCCGATCCCACATTCGTCAGTGAGATATTCAAGAGGTACGAAGAGTTATTAACAATGACTAACGGCTCAGATAATATTAGTAGAGCAGTCGCACTAGAGGCCCTCGACGCAAAAATTGATGACGACTGGGCCGAATGGATGTCTGATGAGCAGGGATACGCATTTGACGAAGGACTGATGGCAGCACTTGACATAATTTCTGAACTCCCTGCCGCCCCTTCACGAGCCGAGCCGGAAGAACTTTCAACACTTCGAGGAAAAGTGGCGATGTTGGAACAGGCTCTGAAAACGTCGGCGGCGTTGACTGGCGAGATTGTCAAGCAGCGAGACCAGTTGACAAAGGAGCGAGACCGCTGGGAGACCGCCGCACTAAAAGTCCGTTCTTCTGGACGAGCCGAGGGAACGGATTACTACTCTTAATTATAATCATTATTATTATTGTAGTTCTTTAATATTAAATAAAAAAGGTAGTATCTGTAGTTTGCCCTAAAAAGCGGATTATGGATACTATCTTTTTTTTTAATTAGTACTGAAACTCCAACTAGTGTTTAGTAATATAAGAACTTTAGAGATCATCATGCCAAAAAAAGATAAACAAATGCAACCACCTGGTCCAATATGGACTCTAGAAGCTTGGATTGAACACGCCCAAGATCTTCGAGAAAATGATCAAAGAGCACTACAGATTAAACAAGAGGCCGATGAAAAAGCATTGGATTTGGCACGCCAACAGCAAACGTATAAAGACGAAAAAGCTAATGAACTTCGTGAACAAATTGCTAGTGAACGAGGACTTTATGCTACTAAAGAGGATCTAAATACTCTAGAAGCTAAACTTGCTGCCAAACAAGATGCTGATAGAACAAGTGGTCGTGCGTTATTCTTCTCGATTTTAGGTTTAATTGGTATCTTTAGTGGAACTATTATAATTCTCTTCACTAGTGGTGCATTTAAGTAAATAAATGCATTGGTATTTACATTTAACAGTACACTACTTAGATCTTTTTAGACACGAAGTTATTTCAACTATTGCTTGGGAAGCAGTAAAGACCAATATTGGTGCTACCTGGCCTTGGCAAGCTATTCTAGTAGCAATAGGTTCTTACTTTTTAGTTCCTCGATTTAGAAAATGGGTCAACAACCACTTTGAGGCTCTTCACAAAAAACTAGATAAGAATCACACAGAACTTAAAGACCAAGCTCAACAGCATCACGACGAAAAAATGCAACAAGCTGACGAGCACCACGAATCTCTTAAACAACATATTGCAGATCTTTTAGACAGAAAGAATTAATACTATGAAACATCCATTATTTATCCCTATTACTGTTGCTGCAGTTATACTATTAACATTGGGACTATTAACAGGGGTATCAACTAATTCATCAGTTGGTTCTCATCATAAGAAGCATCCTACTACTACTACACAACCTAAATCTACAACCACCACAGTTCCACGTACTACTACAACGATCCCCGTATCAACTACGACCACCTCAATACTGAATGGATCATGGTGGCAACCCCAATCAGGTGCCAACCTCCCTTGGCAGTGGTATTTAGCTGGCCAATTATCCTTGACTAATCCTACAGAAATGGGAACTAATGACAAACTTCCATCAGGGGCTACGGCCCCATCACCGCAAGTCTATGACATCGATGGAATCGAAAACTCAGCATCTACTGTATCAACGCTTGAGTCATCTGGTAAAAAGACTATCTGCTACATCGAAGTCGGAACTGCAGGTAACTACTACACTGCAGCGCAAGAAGGCTTATCCACTACTTACTACTCCCAGTACCAGACCGCAGGTGATTTTGGTTCCAAGCTCAGTGGATATCCCGAATATTTCCTCAATATCAATGCTCCATCTACTGTATCTATTACGGAGGCGATGATCAATCAGCAGTGTGCCCAAAAAGGATTCAACGGAGTTGAAACCGATCTGGATGAAACCTTCAATAACAACGAGGGCAAAACTGGTTTTACCATAACCGAAGCAAACGAAGAAACCTATATGACTACGCTAGCTAACTATATGCATTCTCTAGGGTTAGCTTGGATCATTAAAAACCCTGATGATGTAGGAGATAACACCTACGCTAACGCTATGTATCCTCTTGCCGATGCAGTGATCACAGAGCAGTGCAATCAATATGGTACTTGTAGTTTCCTAAGTAAGTATGAAGGTCATAAGGCAATCTTTAACGCAGAGTACTCTATTGCTACGAGTAAGTTCTGTCCTTCTGATATTACAGCAGGAATCAATGGTGCTCTATTCAATCAAAACCTTAATGGGACCAGAAGTCCCTGTAACTAAATAAGAGATCCCTATCATTAGGGATTGACATAAGGCTATTACTCTGCTAGAGTAGTAGATATGAAAATCTTACTTACATCAAAAGTTCTTGTCGGAGTTCTGGCGATACCAACCCTAATAGTTTCCCTGTCTTTAACGGCAGGAGCTTCTCCAACGACTACAACTACGAGACCATGCCCAACAACGACAATTCCATATTCGAAAAACACCACTACCACTTCGACGGTACCGAAGTCCACTACAACGACAAGTGCCCCAGTCCAAACTACCACCACGGTCCCGGTCACCACTACGACTGTAAGGTTCATAAACACCCCACCACCACCTCCGATAACGACATCGATGACCGTGATTGGGACGACTACTACTACCAGCACGAGTACCTCGACAACTACGACATCAACAAGCACGGGCCCTAGTACTACATACCCACCAATAACCATTCCTCATGGACCACCTAATACTGGTGCTGGTGGATCGGCCACCATTGGTGATACTACCTTGGCTATCTGGTACTTCGGTGCATTAATCGTACTTGGTATTATTCTTTTTCTAATGTCCTTTTATATTGAAAAGAAAGAGTAATGTTAAAAGAACTATTCACTAAAGTTATACAACCAACTACTAATCCATCTATTAGTGAAGATCCTGAAAAGGAGGACATCCACGAAAGAATAAGAAAAGGTGTCTTAAAATTTCTATCTGATGCTGGATTTCCTAATGTAACAGTTGAAGTAGGACCTAAAAATGGGTGTTCGCACGAAAATTGTAATATTACTGTAGATGCATTCTTTCAAAATGAAAGATATGATCAAACAACTGAAATAAGTAAAACATTCTATGAGTGTGTTCGCCAAGCATCACTAATCGTTTTTAATGAAATTCTTAGACCTATTGTTGGACCACGTGTTCTTATTAATGAAAGCCATGAGACTATAGTAACACCAGTAGATAATAAAGGAAAGAGATAATGCTTCCAAGTTTTAATGAGTATTTGGGTGCTGCTTACTGGACTCATCGTAAGGGTAAAGATATGGCTATTATCAGACGAACTAAAGATGGTTGGTTTGGTGGTGCTATACCTGCTGGTGAACATCCTATACCATTGCATGGTCCCTATTTTTTTAAGCGAACTGCGAAAAAAACAGCACTTAAATATTTAGCATTGATCAGTGATAAGGATGAATAGAAATGAATGCTGGTACTGGGCTTTTTGGTGTGCCATCATTGCCATTGTGTGTCTTGCTATGACAGGTAATATCGTAATATAGTTGTAATATAAGTATTAACTAATGACTTGACACTAACAAATAGTGTTAATATACTAAGTAATAGTGAGAGGGCAGTAAAAGACTAAGGAGATATTCCCTCATCAGGCTTTGAACACCAGAGGAGTTGGATGTTTCTAAAAGCATTCTGTTTTTCCAATGGACTTTGCTGTCCTCTCGCTGCAATCTAATAGAGGAGTTAAATGAATTATCCAGAGTGTGGATCTTACGGTTGTTTCGGGTCTGCTAACTGTAGTTGCCCATGTCATGAGGAGTTATAATGAGTAGATCAATTGATTGGCAATTTCGATTCTGGATGATGTTAGTATTTATGTTTATAATGATAGAAGGTTTATCTGTTGAAATAGGAAAACGCAATTTTGGTTGGTCAATATTTGATATAGTCTTTATCGTGTTGGATGCAATCTTCGCAAAGATAAGTTATGATAACTGGAAATGCTTAAACTAATACATAAGAAAGAAGGAAAAGAAATGGCTTTAAATGGAGATCCACCAATGTTAACAGCAGATTTATTAAATAAAGTAGTAAATCAAATAAAAGCTCAAAACCAACGATTACTTACAAATACTTATACTGGTTATGCCACTACTCAAACTAGTAATTATGCCACTACTCAAACTAGTACTGCCTTGCCACCATTTTCTCCTTCTCCTAAGACAGTGTGGAATGAAGCTACTGATGAAGCTCTAGAGCCTAGTCCTAATATTGATATGGAAAATCCAATATATGCGAATGAGTTTGAAGAGTGTGGTAGGGTTGAAATTGGAAGAGATCACCAATACGCAAGAATCAAAGATGGTGTTTATTTCCCTTCAACTCCAACACCAGTCTTCGCTCACATTGGATTAATTGATTCAGTATTCGAAGACGAAGAAGATTTATATGCCAAATTCCCTGACGGTGAAATTGTTCCTTTTAATGGTCATCAAGAAAAAATATTCGTAGAGTTCGAAACATGGAATGATCTTCAAAGATCAGATCTTATTGGTAGTGAAGTAAAGAAAGCTGCCATTTGTAAAATTTATATCAATGATAAATTGGCCAGAATTCTTGAAAGTATCGATGTACAAGATCTTCTAATGAAGGCTGATCGAGCTATTGATGAACTAAAGGTACAACCTTTCTCTATCTGTAGGGATGGTCAAGATTTAGTTGGTCGAGAAATTTACTATGATAATCAACCAGCAATTATTGATTCGATTGATGAACTAAATAACTTTATTCATATTATTCCAGACTCTAATTACCTTAATACTTTTGATCCTCCACCCTATGCTCTTGAAGATAATGAATATGATGAGTGGACAACTATGTATGGTAGTGGAATGCTAATCCGTGATTATGATATAAAAATTTGGTGGTGGCGTAACAACACTGGTAACGTTGATCCTAATACTGATCCATTTTATGAGCAGTTCCCACAACCAGTACAACAACCTCCATTAACACCAATAAATCCAATAACACCAATAAATCCAATACCACCATATTATCCAGGTGGTGTAGGTGTTATACAAACTCCAAATACTAATCCATGGACTCAACAAGGTATGACAACTGTACCATATAATAGTCCATACACTGGTATTTATAATAGTACTTGGACTACTCTTGGATCAGTTACTCCTGAAAATACAGTGTATACATATGTTAACCCTATTGATGGTTCTACTACTATTACTTATGACACAGGAACAAATTTTGAACAAACTAAAGTTACAGTCAAAGAACAACTTGCTCAAGATGATTTAAAGGAAATTACAGAAGATGTACAAAAAATGATGGTAGAACCTATTAATAAAAATTATTACAATAAGTATAAGAAATCTTTGGGTAAAACCAAGAAACCTTTGAAAAAGCTTCCAGAAGAATTACCAGAAGGTTTCTATGATGATGTTGAAGATCCAATAGACATTGAATATGGGGAGCTTTTATAATGAGTGAAGTTCATACATTTGAAGAGTTTCGTGATAGAGGCTTATTGTGGCTTATCAACACTAGTGTTTTTCATCCACGAGGTTATGCCATTGCATTTGTTTACGAGGATGATGATACTGAATTCAAGAACCCAACTGGTTGGCAATTAATAGGCGATGGTTCAGAACCTTGGTGGTTTATTGATGATAATGGCTCAATTGACCTACACTTTGCGATGGTCGAAAAATTATTTAAGGAAAATAATGATTGATATTCCAGAAATGTATGAGTTTATATCAATGGTTGATTTCGCAGATCATATGATTAACGAACATGGAATGAATTATGATTCAGTATACTATATGGATCGCTATCAACTACACGATCTTCATGTTAAAAGTCATACCGACCTAGATAAGTATGATGCACGGAGAATTCTCGATGTCTTACTCTCTCTAAAGAATGAAGAACCATATCCGATAAATGCTATTACTGAATCTCACCTAGAAAAAATTATTGATAAAATTGATTATCAACTTGACACAGGATGGACTGGATTCGGCTATACTGTATGGATGGAAGGAGTAGGACCTTGAGCGTAGAATCATTTGATAATGTATTGAATTGGGCCGTAGACCTAGAGGATGAAGCACGCCAACAGGCAATTCGTTCAGCAGCAATGCCATTTGTCGAAAAACCACTAGCACTAATGCCAACTCATGAGTTAATAGTAAAACATAACAGCGGTGGTGTAGAAATTGATCTTGGTGATGATGAAATATTATCTATAGATTTTCCAAGGATAATAATTAGTAACGAGTCACATAATAGGGATTTCCCACCAGATCGTTTAATGTCATTGGAAGGTGAAATCATCGGTAGAAGTTTTCATGATCTAACATTAGATCGAGTTGCTATTATTGACTGGACAGTGTATAGTGATGATTGGGATCATGAACAATGGACAGTATTATCCTGGGTCATTGCCCGAAAAGATAGTAATGATGAGAAAAGATATATTAAAGATGGTATTGACATAATGGAAAATACTAAAAGAATACTGGAGGAAAGTTTAAATGTTAGAAACTAAGAAAGTGAATAATAACAATGACTAAAAGAGTCTATTTAGCAGGACCAATAACTGGATTATCTTATGCAGATGGTCAGGATTGGCGTGATTATGCCATTAAGGAACTTGAATCATGGGATATTGAAGGACTAAGCCCATTACGAGGTAAAGATTATTTGGCAGCGTTTGAGACAATCGATAAACAACACATTGGTCGTACCGATTGGCCTCTCTCACTCCCTCAGGGTATTGTAGGACGAGACCGTAACGATGTGAAAACATCTGATTTGATCCTCGTTAATTTTGCTGATGCAAAGAAGGTCAGTATCGGAACATGTATGGAAATAGCGTGGGCTGATGCTTTTCGAGTTCCTGTGTTGATGGTTCGTGGTGAGGTTCATGATCATGAGTTTATTAATCAATTAGTGGCATGGAGTGTTGACACGCTCGAAGAGGCACTCACCCTAGTACCAGCTATTCTTAACGCTAAGAGAACGGAATTGTAGGATGAAAGCATATTTAAGCGGTCCAATGTCAAATTATCCACAATTCAATTACCCCGCTTTTCACGAGAATGCTAAGTTCCTGCGAGCCAAGGGCTGGGATATAATTTCTCCTGCTGAACTTGATGCTGAAATTGGTATTGATGCTAATACAGTGATGACGGAAGAAAGATATCTGGAAGTTATTAAACATGACTATGCCGCTCTATTAGAGTGTGATTCCATTATTTTCATGCCAGGATGGGAGAAGTCTCGTGGAGCCAAGCTGGAGAGTGACTTTGCTAATGTACTAAAATTGGATCGCTACCGAGTGGATGCCGATAACTCATATTTTGAGAAAGAGTTAATTTTGGCATTTTGTGGATTCGCAACCGTTGGAAAAGACACCATCGCTCAGGAGTTCGTACAGAATGATGGTTTTGAACGTCATGGATTTGCGGATGCTCTAAAAGAGATACTCTATGAACTGAATCCTCTTATATTTCATAAGGGACTATACTACCGTACTCAAGATCTCGTTGATCGACTCGGATGGGAAGAAGCTAAAAAAATTACTGAAGTACGTCAACTACTCCAGCGTCTTGGGACTGAAGCCGGTAGAAAAGCTTTAGGAGAAGATGTTTGGGTCAATACACTTTTCTCCCAACCTCATAAAGCTCGTCTAGTTATTCCCGATCTAAGATTTGAGAATGAAGCAAATGAGGTCCGTAGACGTGGTGGTATAGTTATCAGAGTTATGCGGGATGGTGTAGGCCCAGTAAATGACCATTCATCTGACCAAATTTCTTTTGATGCCGATATCACAGTTTATAATAACGGAACTCCCAAAAAAGCCTATATGAATATTGTAGAGGTACTTCCTGAATTTGGAATTGAACTATGAGCGAAGGAATAAGAAGCGAATTTCATGCTAAAAATGGGTGGTTCTTTGCTCGTACTAATAGTGGTAGCGTACGTATTAGACATGAACACTTCGATTCCAATTTAGATAGATTTATGGAACTTAGTATTGAATTAGATGAATCTGTTTGGGCATCAGTTGTCGCATCTGTCTCTGAAGAAGGGGAAACTTGGGAGAGATGGGATCATATTAGGAAATTTCATGATGGAGAAGAAGTAACCTAACTATTAATTTAATAGACTAGTTTTTTCAAACTAGTAGTTGATATGACTACTAATAATTATAAAAACAATTGGCGGGATCGCCTAAAGACCGCTGATAATGCATATGTTAGCGAATTCTTACACAATTTTGGCTTATCTGGCGGACCTTCTGTAAAGGACCTCCCATGGCTTGCTCTTACTGGTTTCGGTACAGCTGTTGGTATCTCTAAGTATAAGGAACGAAAAGAGCGTAAACAACAGGAACAGTCGGACGATAATAAAAACGTCAATGACTTCTCTGAAGATATGTCTAAAATGAGAGATATCGTCAACCAGCGTAAAACTGATAAGCCTGCTCGTAATCATCCATCTGTTCCTGGATTTCAGCCTGAGACTCGCTCTCCTTATGGAGTTTTTGATTATAATGAAAATGGCTACACTGGAGGTCCTCCCCCTTCAAGTGGTTCTATAACTGATATTAGTGAACATCCTAAATTCAATTCGGGTGATCAAGGTAGATCTCAAAAAGGACGCCCTTTTGATAGGGAAGAAGAATAGTGTTTAACTCCAGGGTAGCTATTGCTCCCAAGAATGACTTAGTAAGTGAAGAAGCACCTAAAACTGTAACACCAACTAAAAAGATTAGAACACGGCGTGTTCAGAAAAATGTAGTTGGTAACCCAGGTCTTAGTCTTTCAAAGAATCATCCAGCAAATATTATTGAGTCTCGTCGTAAGTATGCTGCTCGTGAGTATTTAGATAAGGCCACTGAATCCGGTTATTCAGTTTCTCCCTTGGCAGCTTCTGCTCTAGGTCTTGCACAATCAGATGATGGTACGTGGAATACTAATGGAAAAGTCGATGAACGTTTATATGGACAAAATCTTACTAAATATAATGACACTAAATTAGTTCCAAAAGATACTGGTGATTCATCACCTGTTTCACAATCCAAAAAGAGATTTAAGAGACTATCAAATAAAGGTTATGCTGACCGAGATCATGTAACGTTTGGTACTCTTATAAGAGATCCTTATTTCAAGATTGATACTAGTGAAGATGCTGATGGAAGTAGTCGTGTTCCAGTTGGCAGAGATGAGTCAAGTGGTAAAGTTACTAGTCCTTTAACTGATTTAACAGCTCATCATTTTGATACACAAAGAGACCTATTAGATACTATTGATGGAATAGAAAAGGGTGCTTTCCCAGAAGAAAAATCTACTCCAGATATTACAAATGTTACTGGAGCTATTAACCGAGGACTACGAGGATATTCTAAAAAGCGTAATAAGGCTCTATTTGTAGACTCAGCTGGTGAAAAAACTTCATTTTTCAAGGGATTTACGACACTCGCTAATAACATTCAAAGTATGACTCAGCCTTACGATAAAACAAAAATACAACCACCTACTTCAGATGACTTATTTAAGGCAAAAGGTCGAATACGCTCACAACGACCAGAACTTTTTGATAATAAAGGTGATTATGCCAGTTCTGAAATAGGCAATCAAGTTAATGATATGGTAACTCGTCATGTCATCGATAAAAACAATAAAGCACAATTAGGGCAGCATCAAGATGAATATAACGGATTAACCAGAGCTCTTCGTAATGTGGCTGTTTGCCCATGCCCTCATTGTCAAATATCAAACTATGAGAACCCTTTGGCTACCGTTCTTGACTCCTCATTACACCGTGAAGTCAAATCAAGTAATGATCCAATCTTAAAGAATGTTTTTAAGAAGCACTTCGGGTTTTATAACCCACACGCCATTATGGTTAATGACCCAGAAACGATTTACACTCGTGAAGATGGAACTAAAGGTGGAGGTCATCCACATTCTCTATCAACCAATATCGTTAGACAGGTTTTACATAAGCGATTAAAACTTCGCGGATAGGAATTAAACCATGAATGATCAAGAGGAAGCGTGGCAACAGTTTCTAGACAGTCACGAAGACTTCGAACACGAATTTGCTGAAGAAATTGCAGATGAAGATATGGTTCCAGAAAAAGAGTATGGATTAACTTTATTTAGTGGAGAACCAAATGGTTATTTCATGGTATTCAATACGCAAGTTGATATCTTCCAATTTGTTAGATTATTGCGTTATTTCTTCGGAATAGACGGTGTAGATATTGGACATGTTGGCGGAAATGGTCATCACTATCACAATATAAGCAATGAAGATGATGATGAAAACGATGACGATTAAGTGGGAACAACGGTTATCCGCTAATAACCAAAACCTTGATGAGATCGATAGTTTTATTAGAGATTATAACTCTAGGCGTATAGGAGCTAGTGAAGAAGAATTAAAAAAGCCTGAAACGCAATATGAATTATCTAATCTAGCAAATAATGTAACAAAAGCTGCAACATCTCATGCTTTAAAAGGAAAAAAACATCTTTGGCCTCTTGCAAAAGATTATTCCAAAAAATCAAAATCTCATAAAGAAACAGCAAAACAACTTGAGTACGGTACTCAAGATTCTTTATTCTAAGAAAGGCAAATAATTAGTAATGGCATCCCCCAGTCAAACTATCGTTACCATTAATGGAATAAACAATAAACAGTGTTCTAGATGTCAACATATTAAACCATTAGAAGAATTTACAGCAGATAAAAGAAGATCATCTGGATTTCAAGCTGAATGTCGACAATGTTATAGAGAACGTGCTAGTAGGAGATGGATCGAAAAACCCGACCATATGAGAAACTTGAAGAAAGCTGAATATCAACGCAATAAGGTCCCGTATTTGGAATATCAGAAGAAATACAAATCTGAAAATGCTGAAATGATTGCAACTCGACAAAAGGCATATCAACAGAGGCCAGAAGTCAAAGAAAATCATAGAGAGTCTTCCAAAAAATATAGAGAATCTCATGTTGAAATCTGTAATGAAAGAACGAAAAAATCGCTAGTAAAAAATCCTATGATTGCTAAAAACTATCGTCATAAACGCAGGGCAATTATGTATGGGTCAGAATCTGAAAACATAAAACTATCAACTCTTGCAGAACGAGATGGTTGGATGTGTGGAATCTGTAATAAATCTATTAACCCTGAAACAAAATGGCCAAATCAACAATGCTGGTCTGTGGACCACATTGAGCCGCTATCGATGGGTGGATCACACACCTACGACAATGTGAGATTAACTCACTGGATCTGTAATGTAAAACGCGGGGCAGCCCGTGAACGAATAAAGGAAAAAATATTATGACAGAGGTAATGAAAGCTGGACGGTATGGATCACTACGAGAAAGCCATGAACCGAGATTAGACGCTGTTTCACTATTAGTGGATGGGGTGACACCAGTTTCAGGTTATTTAAAATTTGATCATACTCATGCAATTGGTGAAAATAATTGGGGGATGGATGGGAACTCAGAATATGGAGACTGCGGATTTGCTGCATTGGATCATTACAACGTCGCCAAGACTGGTGATGTAAGCCTTATCGGTAAATTTGGAACATCCAAGTATCCAAGTTTAATCGATGCTTACTTTGCTTATGGTATAGCCCAGGGAGAGCCAGGGCCACATCCAGATCAGGGTGTATCTAATGCAACAGTTCTTGCATGGGCTGTTCAAGAAAGTTTTATTTATGGTTATGCTGAAGTACAACCACAGTACCTAGACTGGTTCGCCAAAGAATTTAGTGGAGCTCTTCTTGGCCTTGCTATTGATGGTGCCGTGGCGAGTCAGGACTTTGATGATTCTCCTCGTCGTTCATGGAACGAAATGGCCCAAGTTGATGGTCACGATACCCTTTATGTTAAGTCAAGTGGTATAGGCAACGGAACCCTGGTAACTTGGGGTGGACTACAGACCTTCACAAAGGCTTTCCGCGAGAACAATGTTACCGATTCCTGGGTTATCTTTGACCAGTACGATCCTCGTGTTAATTGGACAACTCTTGAGACTGCTCTTGCTGAAGTTCATGGCACTGATGTACCTCCTGCTAGTTAATAAGTTAAAACAACTTAAAAATCAGACTAGAAGTTGAAATGACTACTGCTTTTGAAAAACTATACAAACTTGCGGATGATCCCAAGATTTGTGCTTGCGGTCGCTGCAGTCAAGAAGTGATTTCTGGCAATCCAGAAACTAAGTATATTAAAGGCCATAATCCTGATGGTATAGAGACTCAGTTTAAGACGGGGATTACCCAACCACAAGAACAAATCGATAAGGCCACAGCTTCTCGAATGGGAATTACCTTAGAAGAGCTGATTGAGTGGAAAAAGCAAAAAGAAGAAGAGTTTTTGAAAATTCGTATATGTGAATGTCCAGATCATGAAGAATTTACGACCAAATATAATGCTAGATACATCACTGGTCATAATCGCAAAAAGTATCCAATCATAAACAAGGTCTGTAAGTGTCCCGATAATGAAGTATTCACTACGAAATTTCCAAATCAAGAATTTATTTATGGGCATAATGCAAAAGGTATAGTTCGTACAGAAGAACAAAATAAGAGAAATTCAGAGAGTAAAATCGGAATTACTAGATCTGAAGAAGAACGAGAGCGTAATCGTCAATCCACACTACGGCAGTGGGCTACTAACCCTAATATGAAACTTCCTCTATCAAATGGAAGAGGTATTCCTACTCAATATCATGGTGTTCAGATGCGTAGTAAATTTGAGGCAAGAGTTGCTAAAAAACTTGATTCATATGGTGTCAAATGGGAATATGAACCTCAAAGGTTTAACCTAGGTTCAACAACTTACATGCCAGATTTTTATCTTCCTGAGTTTGACATCTGGCTTGAAGCAAAACCTTCTAATGATTATGAAAAATTTCCTAAATTGTACAAAGTTGATCTACTTCGTCAAACTGGTAAGTTTGTAACTATTGTTACAGAAAAAGACTTAAGGACACTATAATGAGTACAACTTTTCAACGATTATATAAGTTAGCAGAAGGAATTTCACAAAACGACGAAATGTATATGCCCCAACCCTTTGGGGATGACCCTGAACACAAATCGACTATGGACCCTGTTAACCCAGAGCCACTAGGGATTACTGAGCCCAAAGAAGATGGTAATCAGTTCACTGGCTCTACAAAATTAGCTGATATGTCTAATACCGATGAGAATCCCTCACCGGGGAATATTAGTGCTCCAAAGTCTGTTTATAAGATTAATGTCGAAGATCCACCCGAACAGCAATTATTTGGAGATGCTGGAGAGACCAGTCGAGGAGATGGGTCAATTACAATGTTAAGTTCAACTGTTAATGCAGAAGCACGTAAAATCGTTCACGCTTATGTCACTGAAAATGGTTCGCCTCAATGCACAGTATGTGAAAATTACTATACTCCAAAGTCAATTGCTGAGGCCAAATTAGCTCACTGCGGTCATTGCCCAGAAGATAACCCTGATGCTAACAAGATTGAAGAAGGTGATGTAGTTGATGGTGATGTAGTCAAAACTTCATCTAAGAAATTTTCTAATGACTCTGAACTATACACCAGAGGATTCTTAGACCATTTGCATGGTAAACCACTAGATGAAGATCTAGCAGTTCTTAGTGATGACTATTTTAATGGTTATGATCAGGCTCGTTACTATGGTAAGACTCCCCTAGAGAGTGTTGGTACTACACCTCATAAGGTCACGCAACCTGCCTCACCAGATGGTTCATTGGAAGGTTGGGGTCAAATCGGTGGACAAGACTACAGGTATGATATTGATCGTAGTAAAATAATTGCATCGACTCTTCCTACCAACGTACTAGAAGCATTCTTTAACACCGAAGAATAATGACTAACTGCCCAATCTGCTCAGGTAAATTACTTATTACAGCTTCAAAAGCTGGTGAAGAAATCTACTGTATTAAGTGTCTAAGCGTAATTAAGTCGGCCTCTCTTAAGTTTAGCTATAATGCAGCTGATCTTGCTGGTGAAGTTAGTGAGTGCAGTGATGGTGGACTTCCTGGATTTAAGGGTAGTGGCAAGAAAGCAAAATGTCACGTCTATCAACCTGGTGATGAAGCAGGTCAATCAACAGCCAAACAAAAGGCTAAACAATCTGCTTATACCACACAGAAGAAATCTCATATAGAAAACCTCATACGCGAAGCAGCTTTTGGTGGTTTCGATACTACTCAAGTACCAGAGTTTGCTACCACTAATGATAAAGATCACAATGATCATTTTGGTCCTTCAGGTCAAATACCAGATGAAGCAGTCGGTACTCAAATTTCTGAAGATGGTACATGGGATCAAAACGCTGCTGGCAACATTAACAATAATTCTCTTTCTTCGGCATATTAGAACTAAGATACTGGTTAAATGGAGATGAATATCAACGTAGATGTTGAGGAATAGATATGTCTGATTTATTAAAACAAGCGAGTGTAGTGAAGAACGCTTCATGGTTTGACGGTTCTTCAGATAGTATCTACTACCGCATTGATCAATTGCAAGAGATAATTGATGGGTTAAAAGTTGGTGCATCAAATGTTCGAGCCGGTGATGCAGAGATTGAAAGATATGCCTCATATGTCGTTGAATTGGACGCCGAAAAGGATGTCCTGCAAAAGGTAGCTTCAGAATATGTTGACTTTGATACTGAAGAGTATCTCCAAAGTTTGCCTGGGGGTGTTGTAGCCGCTCAGTATCGTAAATACTCTGGTCGAATTGACCTTGGTGCAGATGATGGAACCTTGGAATATCGTTTGGCTAAGGAAACTCAGGACGATATTGACAGTGTTGATTGGATCAACTTTGTTACTGCTGGAGCAGAAAATTGGGTAATCGATCAGAACCCTTCTCTGCTAAATGACCAGAGTGCCACTAGAGAAGCTGCTTCTTATTACGTTGAAGACGAAACTATGCCTATTCTAGATGTTACGCATAGAGCCTCAGTTATAGACAATTTCTTAGATAATGTAGAGCTTACACGCCGAGAACGTCATGAGGCTAATCTCAAGAAAGCCACTAGTATGGCTCGACAAGCTAGTGTTGCTCAAGCCTATATTACAAAGTCTTATGACGATACGTTTGACAACACTGGTGTCAACTGGCTATAATTGTCTTAGGTATAAAATTTATACCGTAATGCAACCCAGGGAGCAACCTTGGAAGATTATAAAGAAGACGAGCCTCAGATCCTAAATAAGGTTGTGGCAATTCTCACAGCAATATATTCTGGTCAAGAGGAAATCGCTCAAGAACTATTTAACGAAGTTGATAAAGATGAACTTTATTCTTCTTTAGTTAATCTGTTACTGAGTGCTTACACAATTATGTCTAGAGCATCAGGAATTCCTGTAGAAGATTATCTACAGCGATTAGGATATTTTTCAGCAATTTTTTAATTAGTTTAAAAAGTTAAAATATTAAATATAATGCATGAATTCTTTATTGAATATCCATTTGAAGTAATAGCTACGTGGACTTGTGAAGAGTGCATTTTTACTTGGGAAGCACTATTACTTGGCGAAAATAAACGTTTTATCGGCCAAATATGGGATAGTGATAGTTCTAAAGTTATTTGGAATAATGTTCTTCCTAAAGAACGCGATAAAGCAGTAATTATGTTAGAATTAGAATTAGTAAAACGTTCTGATCGTCATAAAAAAATGACTCACAAAGAAAAACTAACAAACTAATAAAGGAATATTATTATGGTTATTAAGTACGGACAACCGCTCGACAAAAATTATACGAAAGATCCGTTGCAAGAGGGAGTTCCATCTGGTACAATAGATACCGAAGACGGGAACGACCCCAAAGCAGAGGACGATCAGCAACAAGATTAGTGCCTCTGCTGGAATATAAACCAGTGAGGTAAATAGTGTCAGAATGTTCAATATGCTTTCCACAAGAGAGAGCCATTAAGATCAATGCAGACATATCCGAAGGAAAGATTACACAACGAGCAGTAGCTGAAAAGTACGGTATTAACTACTATACTTTGCGTGGCCATATCAGGAAGGGTCATACCAATTTGGTGCCCTCTACGGGGCATCTAGGGGCCTCTGGTGCCACTGAGAAGATCAGGGCAGAGTTGCTTGCAGGAGTAACGTCCATTAAGCATACTGTACCACAAGTCATTAAAATAGGACCGGATGATTTATCGGATAATGGTCCCATAACCCATATCATGATCCCAGACACACAAGTTGGCCCTGGAGTTCCAATTGACCATATTCTGTGGATCGCACAGTACATTGTAGATCACTTCTACGGTAGGCGAATACGAATCATAATCATTGGAGACTGGTGGGATATGCCTTCCCTATCTAGTTATGATAAGGGAACTAAGGACTATGAAGGTCGCAGAATTATTGCAGATTTTGTAGCAGGAAATGATGCAATGGCTGCATTTATGAAACCTTTATTAGATAGTCGAGCAAAAGATGAAAAGAAGGGCAAAACTCCATGGTGGCCACTCAGTTTAGAATTCCTTGATGGAAATCATGAGTTTCGAGTCGAACGTGCACTACAGTTGTCACCTGAGTTAGAAGGGCTCATTGGACTAGAATTCATGGATGTAGAAAAATATGGATTTAACCGCTATCCATTCTTGAAAGTTGCTAATTTTGAAGGCGTCAATTATTCACATTACTTCCAAAATAACATGACAGGTAGACCTTACTCTGGTAATAATATAGAAACACGACTTAAAACTATCGGTGCTTCATTTAGTCAAGGGCATCAACAAGTTCATCTTACAGCAATACGTTATGTTATGGGCCAGCAACAACGAGGATTAGTTTCAGGCTCCTGTTATATTCACGACGAAAAGTATAGAGGATTCCAGGGGAATGAAGCTCATTGGCGCGGTATAATTGTGTGTAATGATGTCAGAAATGGTGGCTACGAATTAATGGAAGTTAGTTTAGATTATCTATGTAGGCGTTATGAGGGGAAATCATTGAAGCAATTTGTTTCTCGTAAGTATTCCAATTTACAGCCGTTCTAATGACGCGTATACGTGCAAAGAAAGGCGAAATAAGACTTTGCTCATTTCCTGGTTGTAAGAACATTCACAATGCTCTTGGGCTTTGTCACGGACACTGGAATCAACAAAATAGAGGAAAAGAATTACAACCACTAAAATATCGTGTGATTCCAAATAGTACATGTTTTGTAGATAATTGCGATCACCCTCCGCGTACTCTCGGATATTGTGTTTCTCATTATAGTAGGGTCAAAAAATGGGGAGATCCTAGAGTCGATATCCCTTTAAGGAAGAAGGGCAAGTCCGGAGAAGGTTATATAGATAAAGATGGATATCGAGTGATAGGTCGTCATGGAAAAAAAACGGTATTCGTGAACATAGATTTATCATGGAACAAATTCTCGGTCGTCCTTTATTTAAAGATGAAAACGTCCATCATATAAATGGAATAAAGGATGATAATCGTCAAGAAAATTTAGAATTATGGTCCACTTTTCAACCAGCAGGTCAGCGCGTAGTAGATAAGTTATCATGGGCTCATGAGATAATTAACCGATACGAAAATCACTCTAGTTAATAGGAAAATAATTAAAGGAGCATAAAGTGAGTGATCCAGTAGAAGGTGCTGAAGTAACTCAACACTCCCAGACTAGAAAATTGACCGAAACAGTGATGTATCCTACTCATGTTCAGAGGGGTGCTGAATCTCCCGAATTTTCAGAAAACAAGAAGGAGATGGAAGCATCTAGTAGTCCTGGATGTTATATCTGTGGGATTACCCAAGAAGAGTTAGGCGAACAAATACGACTAGAAGGCCATCACGAATTCGTAGAATGGGCCTTGGCTAACTCTACTGATTTAGCAAAGATACAGGCAATTTTTCCAGACGTTACTAGTGTCCAAGAGTTTTTGGACTCAAAAGAAAATTTAATACTACTTTGTCCCAAGCATCATCGCTCGAATTCATATGGCGTTCACGAAATTACCTATCCTAATTGGGTAACTCAGAAGTTTCAAGATCCAGGTTGGGATTTAGTAACTGGTCCTACTGTTAGTGGAACTACTACATTAAGAATAGATCAAGTTGCGACCAAAGATTGGTATCCTGAACACTAATTAGGTATAAAAATTGGCGTAGTAAATGTACTATGCCATTAAACCGTGAAAATCGTCGTCGCCAAATTACTCTTAATGTCACTCCCTTTATCTATGATGTAGATGCAGTTGCACTTAGTTTAATCAATCAATTTAAGGCTGATGGGGCTGATCCCGAAGTCACCAAATTAGATGATTACAAACTTTCTCTTACTTTTAGAGAAAGTGATGAATTAACCTACGAAGTAGCCTGTCAAAAAATTCTTTGGAATCAGTATGTTCAGAATATTGAACAAAAGAATGTTACTACTAATATAGAAGTATTAAAGAAAATGTTAGATCCATACTTTGATAGTCCAGTAGTTGCCGGTTTGAATGGACCACATAATGAAGTATTAGGAGATGGTAAAGGTCAATTAGACGGTATTTCTCCCAGTGCTTTTAATCATGGAGAAGTTCTTTGGGAGAATGGTCAACCAATGGCTCATCCCGAATATAAACTAGACGTTGGTGATAGACCCGAAGGTCCTCCTCTTTTAACTAAGGATATAAATAAGGCAGTACAACCCAGTACAATAACTGCTTTTAAAGAGCGTTATGCTGAAGCAATGGATAGAGAAGATTTCGATCAAGCCTGGGGTTCCACTCCACAACCATCATATACTATGCCCCATTACCAGAACGAAGATCAAGAACAGCAGAAATGGAATGACTATTCTAGAGGGGAAAATAATTCCTTAGGAACTAGTAAAGAACATCACGACAAGTATCATACATCAATACACTCCTATCCATTTGCGTGTAGACACTGTCAAGATGGTGATTTTGGAAGAAACATCTAATGAGTTGGAAAGAACGTTTTTCTTCCAAGATGAATAGAAGCAGTTGGAAAATTGCTCACAATGATCATCATCCTCACATAGACGATGAAGACGATTTACTAGCACATCTAACAACTCATCATAAAGATCAATTCATTGGTGATGAAGATGATCATGAATTATATCATACAGATCCAAATGGTTATAATGCATTTTATAAAGGACTTGGTTTCCCAATAAAAAATGATCAACCAGATCACTATCATTCGAATGATCATAAATTTGAAGAAATTCCAGATGCATTACCACAATCATTTTCATTTAAAAAACTAGCCGATCCTACCGATACTCTGCGTGGAGAAGGAATTTCGGGGATGATAGATCCTGACGAAGAAGTAGTTGGTCCACAAGATCTAGACAGTAACGCTACTAATGTTGATAAATTCCCTAAATCTGTTGGTGTATTTAAAAACAGTAGTTGGAAAACTGCAGGACCAAATGAGTTCGGAAATCCACTTAATGATAATGCCAATAGAATGGTCTCCCTAGAGGATACTAGCAGACTACAATCTCGATTCCCAATAGATGATGGTCAACGTAATTATTCAGAACAACGTCAAGATGCTAATCCTCTTACATTAAGGTCTTGGTTCACTGGTGATGATGTCAATGGCCCATGGCCACACACTAAGAACCTAAGTGGTCCACTAGATTTTGAACCAACTGATAATCAGAATGAAGATTCAACTGGTCCTGTCATGAGTTCTTTTCAAGAGAGATATGCTCATATGGATGGCATTAATCACCCTTGGCCCGAAAATCATAACGATGCTAAAGAGCATATAATTAGTCATCATGAACCTGTGATACAATCTACCATGGAACAATTTGGAGAAAGTCGAGAACAAGCCATAGCACATATTCGAAGGGTGATTGTATATAATTCAAAGGATGGAAACACAAAAGATCTTTCGCCAATTGATGCTCATATATATCTTCATAAAAATCCTTCTGCCCGTAAAAATTATCCACTTACTCATGAACACGACGATGACAATTTGGGTGTAGATATCCCTGAAAATATTGAAACAATTGAACCAGCATATATAACTAGTAGTTGGCATCAATCAACTGTCGAAGTTTTTGATACTCATCCAGATGAAGAGTCTCCAGATACTTTATTAAATCCAGCAGATGAACTTAAAAATGGAAGACCTCGTGCAAATGACCTTCCAAACCAGAGTGCCCAACTATTACCGGGTATGCTAATTGACCATGATCAAATGGGTGGTTCAGGAACCGCTAGTGGAAGTTTTTAACTAGTTTTACTTGACTTACTAACTAATTTAGTATATACTTAAATACCTAAGTAACACCACTAACAAATTGGATAAGTAAACCCATGGCGACGTTTAATTCTCAAAAAGCTAATTATACCGTTTACGGTCCAGGAGAGGAAGTAACCTCTTCTAAGCCTGGAGATTTCTTTCTATTACGCAATACTACCCTTTTTAGTAGATTAATTCTCTTTGGACAAGGACTTAGATTCCATGGTGAAAATCGAAAGTATTCTAAGTGGTCTCACTGTGGAGGCTTTATAGATAATAATGGTACTATTATTGAATCTCTAAGTTCTGGAGTTAAAATTGATAATATTTCTAAATATAAAGATTTAACTTACTATGTTGTTAATACAAAATTAAGTTCTGCAAATAGAATTCAATCAGTAAATGCAGCCAAAACCTTCCTAAAAGATAAATATGGTTGGGTTAGTGATATGTCTATAGGATTTCAGTTTGCAACTGGAGTTAAACTTCGAATTACAGTTAACAACACTATTAACTGTTCGGGTCTAGTTGCTATGATGCTCTGGGGTGGTGGTATATTCTTTAATGGAACCCCACAACTATTTGCTCCTGCTGATCTAGCATCAGCCTTTGATGTACTATCACCAACTAAAATTCAAATCAAAAATGAAAAACAAATGTTAAAAGAAAGAAAGAAAAACAAATGATTACCCAATTAAATAAAAAGAATTTTGAAAATTTTATATCTTCTGAAGGGAAAAATATAGTAGAATTTTCTGGTACATGGTGTAATCCATGCCAAGTAATTAAACCAATTATAGAAGAGATTTCTAATGAAAATCCCGATCTCCACTTTGGAGTAGTAGATGTTGATGAAAGTTATGAAATTGCCGCTCAGTATGGGATAAAATCTATCCCTCAATTTCTTGTCTTTCAGGATGGCGAACTAGTCAATGCAACATCCCTTCAGATTAATTCTAAAAATTCTTTAACCAAAGCCTTGACAGAGGCCTAACCAACCTGTACTATAATATAAGCAACATTTTACCATTCTAAACAGAGAGAGAAATAATGAGTAAAGGATTAAGCAACACCGTAGCAACTAAGCCTAACTGGGCTACAGCAGTATCTGCCTTTGTAGCAGCAGCAGTGTCACTAGGACTTACCTATTGGACAAAAATTGATCATGGATTTGTACTTTTGTTTACAGCTCCTATTGGGTATGCATATCACTGGCTAATTTCTGAGGGTGAAAAGAAGTTCCCTTGGCTGAGTGTGTTTTTCCTAGCACTTCCAGCGAATTTGCCAACTCCCCCAGTAACACCACCTGTATCTTCAACATTCGCAGAAACACCTAATGGTGTATGGGCTGCTGATGTTAATGCATTGGAGAAGGCTCAAGAGGTTGCAAAGACACCTGTAAAACCAGTTTCGCCTGCTAGGACAAAACAAACGCCTAAGTCAACACCAAAGACTAAGCGCTAACAAGATCGCAGGGTAGAGAAGTCTGGTCGTTCTCGCTTGGCTCATAACCAAGAGATCGGTGGTTCAAATCCATCCCCTGCCACTAAGGTTTATCTTGCAGTCAGAAGGGGATAAACCTAGACTAGTAGTACCAGATCCGCCAGACTGTAAGGAATGGGGCTGGTAACAGTCTAACCGAATCAATCATTGACTAGAGGGTTCTGACCTCATCTAGCCTAGGTTAGTGAAGTACTACTGGTCGAATTATTCCTCCGGTAGCGCAATTCATTAAGTTGGATGCTCCGGAGGTGCAAATTTAAATAAGGAAAAGGAAAATAAATATTGGTGGTGTATAGACAGTCGGTGTAATAAAATAGCCCCTTTAATACGCTCCTTCGCTTAATGTTATAAGGAACTTTAAGCGTCGTAGATGAGACTTAAGTTACCTCATCAACGTCAAGGCTAAGGGGATAAAGACCGAATAATGCATACTAGCTGGGTTAAGATTAGTTTCACGGGGCAGTTGGCTACTGGACTTGCAAACCCGGAACCTCTTCGCTAGAGGCGGCTAGAGGACTCCGTGGCTATGGAAACCGGAGCCAATATTTCTAATAAGTAAAGGAAAACAAAAATGGAAATAAAATGTCCAGGCGGATACCATACTGTTGAATCTTTTTGTGTTTGTGGTAAAACAATTTATCAATATGTAGATTGGACAGGAACTGAAATAATCTATCGAGAAAACTGGAGTACTCCTACTGGTTGGTTTCATAAGAATGATCGTACTTTTAAATGTGGAGATAACTTTATAGAACGTGATGAAGATTTTCCTATAAGACATTTTAATATTCGTACTGTTCCTGATTTTAGTATAGTACGAGAAGAGATAAAGGAGAGTAACTAAAATGGTACCAATGACTTCTTCAAACCCAAAAGGTCTTAAGAGTGATATACTTAGAGTATGAAAATTTGTATTGTTGATGGATGTCCATTAGAATCTCTTCCCCAGAGTAATAAGAGCAGATGTAGAACTCACTATAACGAGTATATGAAGAAATATACTCTTGCACGCTACCACCGTCGTCGTGCCGAATGGATAGAAAAATTGGGTGGTATATGTGAAGTATGCGGAACAACTGAAAGATTAGAATTCGATCATAAAGTGGCTTCCGAAAAGGAGTTTGATGTATCTAAAATGATAAGTGGTGCCAGTGAAACAAAATTGGCAGCTGAGATGAATAAGTGTCATCTTCTTTGCCACGATCACCATGTAGAAAAAAGTATTTCTGAGGGAGATATAAAAACGGTCAATCACGGAGGAGGACTTACCGGAAAGTATCATTGTCAATGTGATCTTTGTGGACCTTTAAAAAATGCTTATAACGCAAAGTTTAGAAATAAAAAATTAGAAAGAGTTATATAATGCAAACATTAGTTGATTTTCAAGGGATTTCAAATAAAGATCTTTCGATGCTATTGCTAGCGTTGAAAACAGCTAAAACCTCTGATGAAAGATTCAAGGTCGGAGCAGTTGCTGTATCTGGTGGTAGAGTAATTGGTGTAGCCTGTAATAAGGGAAGAAACCATCCTACTGTTCTAGAAGACAAAGATATAAAATCACAGGCAGGTATTTGCGCTGAGCGCCGTCTTCTTGCTATACTAGGTAGTAAGGCTAAAGGCGCTATTGTGTATGTAGCCAGAGCTAGGAAAGATGGTAGCTTTGGTTTGTCGGAACCGTGCAGTCGTTGTAAAAAGGCATTGAATGATGCTGATATTAAAAAGGTAGTTTACTCCTCATAGAGAAAGAGATTAATACAATGGCAAGATTATATGTAGTATGTTTACCAGATTCAATTGTTGCATTGCCAGCACCTGACACAGAAGATAAAGGAACTACCATGGCTCCTACAAGATCCTTTATTAAGGGTCATGGCTGTCCAGCTTGGATCTTTAGTACTTCAGAAGAACTAGTAACAGGTAGTGATGACTACAACTATGTTCAAAGACATCTATGCTTCGGATCAAGTCCCGAAGGAGAAAATCTGTATTATATGGAACGTTTGCAAATGGTTATCAAAAATGCCTTTATTAACATCGAATCATTGGTGACCGGTGGATCTTAAAACTCTATTAGCAGAAAATCTAGACCTAACTTGGTGGAAAGAACCAGAATGCGGTACCGACAAAGGTGGGTATCCAGGAGAACATGATTATATCAATGGTTTCTATAATAAAGAGTTTAAGAAGTATCAAGACCAACCAATTAGTCTTCTAGAGATTGGTGTCTATAAAGGAGCCTCCTTAGCATTATGGAGTAAGTATTTTCCACATGCTGAAATTACTGGATTCGATATTTCAGATCAACGAGTAGATAAATATAAGAATATTGATAGAGTATCAGTAGGAATTTGTGATGCCTATAGTTTTGATGCAGAAACACTTGATCAACTCGATAATTGGGATATCATTATTGATGATGGTCCTCATACTATACCTACTTTGCAACAATGTATGGAACTATATTTACCAAAATTAAATGAGGGTGGAATAATGGTTCTAGAAGATGTACAAGATACTTCATGGTTTCCAATTCTTATTGAATCACTACCTTTAAATTTAAATGATAGTATTAGTTATGAGTGTATAGATTTAAGAGAAAATCTCGGAAGATATGATGACCTCTTATTTTGCATCCGTAAATAACATGAAAAAACTTACTTTAAATCGTAAAGAAATCATAGATGAAGATATCACTAGTCTTGCTCAATATCAAGAGGGATGGTGTCCCCCTAACTTTATGTCCTGGGACAAAGAAGCAGGTACTACGGAGTATAAACTCTATTCTTATCTAGCAAAACAAGTAGGCGGAAAAATGGTTCTAGATATTGGTACGCTATTCGGCGGTTCCGCTCTAGCACTTTCTACTAGTGATAAGAATGTTATTAGCTATGATTTGATGAGTATAGAAACACATCAACCTGGAGCACTAGATAAAAATAATATTATTCTGCGTGTTGCTGATTTTATGGAAGATGAGATTGAATATGATCTTGTTGATCTTATCGTAATTGACGTAGATCCTCATGATGGCCTACAGGAACCTCCAATGATTGAGTTTTTGGTTGACATGGGTTTTAAAGGTCTAATTATACTTGATGATATTCACCTTAGTCCAGAGATGGAACAAATGTGGAATAACTTCGAATATGAAAAACATGATGCTACTGAAGTTGGCCATTTTTCTGGTACAGGTATATTGAATATCGGCAATAAATTTGAGTTAGATTTTGTGTCTGGTGAGTAAATAGTAACGGAAATCAAACTAGTAAACGTACAGAGCCTTTTAAGGCATAATACCTACTATTTGGAGAACCTCCCATGTCATTAGAATATTCGGACGATAACGAATTAATTTATCAAGCCAAGGCTGCAGCGAAAGATATCGTTAATGCTAAATATGAAGTTACCAAAAAGGTAGGTAATTTCCTATTTATTGCCCACTCAGAAGAAGAGTTCTATCAGAGGGCAACTGCAATTGATGAAATTCTTGAATCAACTTCCTCACGCCGACTAGCTTCTGTCTCTGATAGCAAAGCAAAATTGGTAAAAGCACTCTACCAAGAATGGGATATCAAGCACGCTAATTGTACTCTTTGTCCGAAGGTAGCTGATAAAGAAGTTTCCGTAAAGGACGAGCAAGATAAAGAACAAGCTATTAGTGACGCTTCTGATGTTCAGAAGAAGTCTAATCCGTACAGTGGACTTTCTGATCTTTCTTCGGCTTCGTTTCCACAAAAAGAATATGCTAAAGAGGCTTCGGCCAAAGGTAGCTCTGAGAGAAATTTTAACTTACCCGAAAGGGTTGCCTCCCCGGTCCTTCCAGAAGATAAAAAAAGCCGAAAATTATGGGATAAGTGGTCAATTACCAGACAAAAGGATGGTGATGGAGAACCAGAAAGACGTTTTCCTCTTGAAGAGAATAGCCCAAAGACCGGTAAACCTTATACTCCATTTGAACAAACTTCCATAAAATTAGGACTTTTAGATAAAGCCATTGGTGGATCTCTAGGTCGCTTAGATGACCCAGAAGTTAAGAAACAATTAACTCCAAACTCTGCTGTCTGGATTGACGCCCATGGTCTATACGGACCAGATAAAAAGCGTCTGGGTAATAGCCTTAAAGGACGTAAAGGAGAAGATGCTCCTGGTGCAATAGATCCATCACATATTCGTGCTATGGCAGGGACAGTACTTGGCCGTAGTTCCTTAGGGAATTCAGGTGTATTTGAGAGTCATCACAGATGCACTGGTAATACTTTCCGAGGATTTGATTCCAGTGATAATTCATTTACACAGTGTCAACACGAACACCATGAAGGTGATGGTTGCGGTCTAACTTCAGATGTAGCCGAGGATGGCTCAATGCAACCTGGTTGTGGTCAACATCACATTCTTACTAAAGTACAAACCCCCAGTTTCGTTAGTGTAAACGGTCAAGTTGGTGCTCTACCACATATGGAAGATGAAAGACCAAAAGATCTTTCGGGGCTTACACCTGATGCTAGACAGCAACATATTAATCGATCAAAGTCGTCAGCAGGGTCTGAAGCGGATAGTTTCACTAACCCAACTGAAGAGCAAGTTGGAGAAATCCCACCAAGTAGGATGTTCTTAATGCATCCAGATCAGAGTGCAAGATGGGCTGCTGCTAAAGATGCATATCATGCCAGAACAGGAGGCACGGGTCCTCACCCGGATAATCAAGAATCGTTTAAGATAGGAGATAAAACTCATCGAGTAGGCGACATCGTATCAACAACTCGCAGTTGGGGAGCGAGCGAACCAAGAACTGAAGCCAACTTAGGTATATTAGCTGGTGTGAGTTCTCATAGAAACGGAAAGCATGTACGTTTAGGTAGAAGTGAAGGTCTTGCTCCCGATACTGAAGGAGATTCATCCATGGCTGGTTCTACTCCTGGTGAATATTCATTAATAGTACACCGATTAGATAGTCCTACCACTGGTAAAAGTAGATATCCCCGAACTGCTGTTGATCCTGATACTAATCAGATTTCTCCAAATTCAGTAAATGAAACTACGCAATACTATCCAAGTTCTAATGTTGATACTGTTCAAACAGCGAGTAAAAAAGTAAACACACTATCAAAACTATACTCTACTCTTAAGGGAGCTCAGGCATCATTTAAAGCTAGGTCAGAAACTCCTCGACCAACTGAAAAACCTAAGACAGTTAAGCCATCTAGGGATAACTTAGATATGTCTACCCTTGATCTTGGTGACCTATTTGGCGATTCAAACGAATAAGATTAACTAAAATATAAAATGGCTAAGTCTGGTTTCGCTGAAATTGGTGAGTATAACCCACGTCAAGAATGTACGTTTAAAAAACGAACTGACGAACATGGAAAAACTCTTAAAGAACATGTTGGTACTGACGGTACTTCTGAATGTAGTCTAGAAGCCAAATATGGTGCAATAGATCCATTCGCTAGTATGGGATATCTTACAACAGTATGTCGTAACCATTCAGAGGTACCAAAGAAGTTAATGACAGGTATGGCTGAATTGCATAGAGCTTTCCCAGAAGATAGTGAGAACTTATCTGATGAAAAAACTAGAGTTGATCGACAAGTTGAACGTCAACGTATAGATGATCCAGAAGTAGAACACCAAAAGAAACTGAAGGAACAGTGGGACAATCAACGTTCACACAATAAAGACACTGGTAACCAAGGTGGATTTGACATAGATCTAAGTAACCTATTTGACTAATATGAAAATCTTTTTTTCTCCCAAAACAAAACTAATTAAATTAGCAGAAGATGAAAGATCATGTCGTCTATGCAGTACTAAATCCGGAAAAAATTCTGGTTCGGTTGCAGTAATTCCATATTCCTTATCTGGTGAACCAACAGCTAACAAAATCCGTAGAAAAAAAGTTCCTGGTTGTTCGGGTTGCAATAGTACTGGGAAAATAACTGCTGGATCTCCTACTTATACAGAATGTAAGACCTGTAGAGAGGGTGCTATAACTGCTCGTGGAGTTGGGCAAGGACCCGGTGTTTATAAACCAAGTGTTTGCCCAGATTGTTTTAATCGAGGTAAAAAAGTAGTTCCAGCTTATGGCGGTGGTGTTGATGAAATTAACGAAATACCATGTCCAACCTGCAATGGGAATAAGAATAATATTCCTATAAAAGAATGTCCTACATGCCTTGGTAAAGGATCTGATAAACCTGGATTTGCTCAAACTGGTGAAGCTAAGCATGATATTGTTTGTCCTACATGTAATGGTTCTAAAAAGAGAACTATCGCATCTCCTTATACACCAATTCTTCAGGTTAAGTGCCCACATGTTGACGGGAAAGATACTTATACTAAACCTGACGCTGAAGGTGCTGGTAATGAATTAGGCCCTTATGATAAAAATTATTTTGAAGGACAACGCCTACTTCCGTTGAAACTTCTCTGGAAAATTAGAGGTGTAGAATCAAAGTACGACTATGAGAGTAAAAATAACTTATCGGACTTTGATGGAATAACTCCACACGAAGTCGGAATGCTTACTCCCCCCGTACCTCCGATTCATAGTGCAAAAGAGCCATCTTATATGGACTTCCTATCAAAGACAGAACTACTAGACCCAGATCGTCAAAGAACTGCAAGTAACTTCTTTAAAAGGATTAAAAATAGTTTCAATAGCAAAACAGCCAAACCCGATGAATCAGGAGATGATTTTTTTGGTAAACCAGAAGGTCCTAAAGATTCACCAGAAGAAGACTTTTTACCAGAAGGATTATCATTAGCTCCATTAACTCCATCTAGAAGAACTTTAACGCCTGAACAGAATAAGCGTCTACATGGAGGTCCTATAACAGTTCGCCAAATGGATGAATCTGATATGTTGCGTCCATTTGTAAATAATCCTTCTAAAGCACTAGAGAAAACTAAATCTATGTTAAAGGGGCAAAAGTCCCTTAGCGAAAAGCGTTCTACTATGTCCAAAATGTTTAAGGGTATGAAGGATCTTGAAGCAGCAACTGAAACACAGGAGAACGAACCCGATGAACAAGTAAAGGCAAAGAGCAAAAAACGCGATCTTGGTTTACGTCCTTCTTATAGAGGTTGGAGAGATAATCTTCAAACTGTTAGCGAAAACCTGGATATTTTTGGACAGTTAAGAGGAGCTTTGAGAAAAAAACTTTCTCCTGTCATAGGTAAGGATATGGACCCTGAAATCGCTACTGCTCTAACTGCTCAACAATTTAGGCAGGGTAGAAAAATACCTCACCAAAGCGGTAGCGTACTTGATTTAGGCAAACATAAAATGGGTATCACGGACCCCATGCCATATTTTAAAAATGACGAAAATTGGCGTGAAGTCCATAACGGTCTTGGTTGTGACCATGATCCTGGTGAAGACCATGAACCAGATGTTGGATGTATGGTTGATTATCATAATCCTTCTGATAGCCCTAGAGAAGGCGTCACTACTGGTATTAACAGTAGACTAGTAACAGGAAAATACACTAAGCCAAATGGCAAAGCTATTCTTCAAACTGTAGGAGCACGTTTAAAAAGACCTATGGAATCTGGATTAGCTAAACAAGATCTTAGAGGTTCAACCCCACAGTGGACTCCAGAGAACTTTGGACGTGTAGTAGAACTACCAGCAGATAGAGCTACATGTGTCCCTAATAGGATACAAAGAGAACATTATGTGGTCAATCACACTATAGAACCTCCAACAGAAAAATCAGAATACACTTCTTTGCCAGCAGAAGAAACAGGTGTCCCAGGTAGAAGTCCAGAACCAGTTCTTGCTAAAGAAAAGGTTAAATTTCCAGAGGAGATCCGTCAGGGTGGTCCAAAAGAATCAGTATATGTTGGAAACCCCTTATACCAACTTAATAACCCATTTAGTACACAAGAAGTTGAACATGGAATGTGGGCTAATAACCCTGTTGTTCAACACTTCGCTAAACAGATTAAAAATGGTAAACGACCAGAAAAGTTTAAGCCTTATATACCAGAACCAAAGTTCAATAGTCAAAAAATGCGAGATCGTCCAGGATTAACTGGACCTCCTGCTCAAGAAGAAGGTAGGAGTCTTGATACAGATGGTTTTGACTTAAATACTCTATTTGATTCCCCAGGTGAAGAAACTTCACCTAAAACCTCTGCAAAAGAAGAAAATAAGTTAAATCCGGTTGAAGAAAATGCAGATGATACTTATGATACTGATAAGAAACTTAAGGTACAAAAAATGCAAAGAACTCAAGTACATATGGTAGAACCAACTAATTCCTCTACTCCTGATATTACCCCCGATGTACCTCAAATGAATTACAGTTAATCTCTATTGGAACTTACCATAGTTATCGTAAAGGAAATTTATGACCACAACTTCTAAATTAAACATTAAAGTCGCTGATCTCTTCTCAGAAGGTTCTGAGGTAGATGACGATTTTGTTGCCCCAAATCAGGCTCTTCCCAACGACTTCGTTGATGAGTCCCAGAGTGACCTACAACGCAATGAGAACTCAAAGCAAGAACTTCGAAATGGATGGGCAGAACGCATTGACTGGGACATTGCTCATGGAACTCAACATGGTCGTGACACTGACAATCCAGCCCAACAGACCGCTCCATATAATCAGTTGGTTTCTGCCTCAAAAGATTCTGTATTTGGTACTGTGCTTGTACAGGATGGTTCAGTTGTAAAAGGCCGTGTCGCTGCTCAAGGAATTCAAGGAACAGTTATCTCAGAAGGAACTAATGAATTCTCAGTTATTTGGGATGACAAAGTAGCTTCTACTGAAGAGAAAGCAAATTACCGTTTGATTAATCAAAGGTAGTATGCTATACTAGTTTAGTATGGTACTTAGACTTTCTACAACAAAAATTGTATCTCGTTCAATAGATCCGGTTGAAGTAGTTTCCCCAGAAGTTACATTTGTTGCGATAGATACTTATATTGAAACATCTCGAAAAGATGAATTTATTATAGGTAATCTTTTTGATTATAATGGTAATAAGATAAGTTATACATGGGATTCTAAACAGAATCAGGTTGCTGCACTAAAAGGTAAAAACTTAAATACTGAAATGATTATTTCAGCTAGTGAATTCCTCAAGAATCTATATAAAAAACCAGATCCAAGTCTAGATGTAAAAGTATTATCAACTCATATTGTTAGTGCAATACAAGATTTTGCAGGACCAAATAACGTAATTCCATTTAAAGCAGATGCCTATAGAACCAAAAAAGCTTTAATGGCAAATACAAAAGAATCTGAAGAGATAGATAATAACTTCATTTATGACTACGAAAACGATTCTACCGCACCAGTATTTTCGGGTGAATTCCTAGGGGACGATGAAGAAGTGGACGATTTTGATGAGCAATTAGCTTTAAAGTCGCAGGAGTTTTTGAAAGAGCATCCTGAATTAAAATCAGAGATGGAAATCGTCAGACTTCTAGAAGGAAATTAATATGGCTAATTGGGCTGAAGGAGTAGGACCAAGACAAGTTAAATACACTTGGCCTCTTGGCCAATTTACTAATTTATTTTGGAATGGAACTCCCCCTAGCGGAGCACTACTAAGTGCTATTAATCCTAGTGGTACTCAGATTGGTTATCCTCCTTATCCAACGCAAAGTCAATATGGTACACCATCTGGTACAGTACCAGGTTCATTAAATCCTGGTCTTAACCCCATTAGTGGTACCAACCCATGGGGATATGGAAATAGTATTGATATTGGACCAATTTGTTCGTTTGATTCACAAACGTCAATTAATGATGCAACTTACACTAGTGTAAGTCTTTTTGCAGTATCTGGTTGGGCCGGTTCTTGTGTAGTTACTTTACAAGGAAATCTAAATCGTTATTCAACTAGTGGTTGGGTAGCCGTAATTCAGACGACTGTATCATCTGCTCAGACAACTTACTTTATGGGTCAACCTCAAGCGTCTGGTTTTGCTTATAATGCATATCGATTAGTCGCAAGTGGTGGTACAGGAGTTATCAACTGGTCAACTACTGGGATGTTCCTTGATCTTTCTGCCATGGGTGTGGGCTCCAATGCTTTGGATACTAACAGTTCATTGGGATCTCTTACTATTAGTGCTCCAAAAATCTATTCTCTTATTAGTGGAGTTATAGTTAGTACTCCTGGTCCATCAATTATTCCTAATCTCCCAAGTAATCATACTTGGCTTGGCCCATAAAGGATATTATGTCAATGGAACGCGAACAACGTATTAAGACAGCAACCCTGCGACGTGTGGGAACAAATTACACGTTAAGTGGTAGTGCAATTCGTGGGGGAAGAGTAATTATCTTATCTGGTGAAACTTCCTTCTATCACTGTGGTCATGAACGAGCTCCTGGCATTGATTCATGCTCTTGCGGAATGTAATTTTATCTATTAGAATTTGCAATTTTCGCAAAAATAAGATATAATATAGTTAATGCCAAACGAAAAAGACTGGTCGGCCTCTACTCAATTAAATGAGATGAAGAGGAATCCTCTCTTTAATCGTCTTCGCGCACAAAGTACAGTTGATACTGGTAGATACGGTAATCTCTCGCAAGACGTAAAAAACTATACCCGAATGTCTGCTGGTAGAGAGCGGTTAAATAGTTTTAGTGCTAACAAAAAAGAATTATATTTACCTAGCGATAATATAGGTCCAGCAGTTAGTAGAAATCAGCGTACTGGTGCATCCATGGGCACCAACTCCGAGTGGGCAATGCCTAAACTCCATGACCCATTTGAGTGGTTTAGAGAGAGATGTATTTTACCTGGACAGTGGATGAGTTTGTTGGATGGTGCTAAAAAGGTTGAAGATGTAGTTTGTGGTGATAAAGCTTTGACACATATGGGTCGTTACCGTAGAGTTCTCGATACAAAAACACAACAATATGACGGTAAGATTTATACAGTAACTCCTCAGTATAGATTTCCAGTTACTTTAACAGAGGGACATCCTTTTTGGACAAAAAGAAATGATGTAATCGACTGGGTACATATTAATCATCTAAAGCGCGGAGATCTAGTTTTTGTTCCCGTGGATAATTCTATTGAAGACTATGAAGAAATATCTATAATTGATTCTCTAAATGATGATGAATTTACTGTTAAAGATGGATATATTACACATCATAAATCTGGACAGTATAAGAATATTGGACGACCAATTAATAATCTTCCGATCTCAATCCCTGTTACGGAAGAATTGATGTGGCTCAGTGGTCTATATATTGCTGAGGGTTCATGCGGAAATCGTGATAAATCTCTTACCTTTTCTCTAAATAAAAATGAGACAGAATATGCAAATCAAATACTTGATTATGCAAAAAAAGTCTTCGATCTAGATGGGCATATCGATGATCGTTCACATATTGATAATACAATCAATGTAATAATTACTAGTCAAGCATTAGTACAGTGGTTCAGAAATACATTTGGTTCTGGTGCATATAATAAGCATTTACCAGAATGGATGATGCACCTTCCAGAGAATAAGCAGAAGGCACTTCTACGTGGTTACTTCGATGGAGATGGTTGTTACCAACCTGTCGAAAGTTCATTCTTCTCATCTTCAAATGCTCTTACAGACCAACTTGTTCTTCTCTTAGAAAGAAATGGATTTTTCCCATCAATTTATAAACGTACAACTAAATCCTTCTCAAGTAATACAGAAGGCAAAAATGTAAATATTAATCGTTCTGATAACCCACGTTTTTTGCAGTGGCTTGGTGTTGATATTTTTGATAATGATCCAAAATTTATCGAAGAAAATATACGTCGTTTTCCAATTGAAAGAACGGATACAGGTTATTGGGTTCCTGTAAAATCAGTAGTTGAAGAAGATTATTCAGGGCCAATTTATAGTTTTACCATCACAGAAGACCATAGTTTTGTTGTCGAATCATTGGCGCAAAAAAATACATGGTGGTTCAACATGGAGGATCCCGACGAACAAACTCGAAAGATTCGTGACTGGGCAAGGTTAATTTACACCACTCACTATCTAGTTCCTTCAATGATCGATATCTATTCTCGATTCCCATTGCTGGGAATGGAATTTGCCCACCCTGATAAAAGAGTTAATGAATTTTTCTCAGAGTTGTTTTGGGATGGTTTACAGTATCAAGATTTTCTGTATTCATTAAGTCGTGAGCACTGGCTCATTGGTGATGTATTCGCACTTGGTTCATGGAATGATGGTATTGGTGCTTGGGAAGCTGATGAACTAATTAACCCCAATGATGTTGTTGTTGCCAAGAACAGAGCTCTGAGAACTTATCAGTATCATATTAAAGTTCCAGAAGAAGTTAAAAAGTTAGTAGAGACTAGACAACCAGAAAAAGAATTTGCCATGCTTATGGCTATGTATCCTGACGTAGTAGAATACGCCAGAAAAGATGTTGAGATCCCTGTTTCAGATGTGATTATGAAGGGCATTCCCTATAAGTGTCTGGTAGCAGGAACTGATATGTTAACTCCAACTGGTCCACGTCCAGTTGAGGATCTTCAGATTGGTGATCCTGTTATAGCATGGGATATTACTGCAGACACTCCAGTTACTAGTTATGTAGAACATAATTCTGTAAAAGAGGCTTCCCCCGTAGTAACAGTCACTACAAAGAAAGGCCGCACACTTACTTGTACTTTGGATCATCCTTTCTTAACACCAACCGGCATGATAAATGCAATAGACTTATCACCAGGAGATAAAATACGTATAGGTACGTCTATTGATCTTAAGTCAAAAGAAGTGCCTGTAGATCTTGCTTATTTCTTGGGACTTATGGTAGGTGATGGATCTTATTATTCTCATTGCTTTGAATTTCATAATGAAGAACAAGTCCTTATCGATTGGGTTGAAGAATTTGTTAAGCAATATGATTGTGTTCTACACAAGAAATTTAAGAGCAGTTTTGCTATCGTTAATGATGGAACTAATGGGAAAACCAAGTTTTCAACTGGATCGAATAACCTACGGAATCTTTTCCGTGACCTAGGTATATTTGGACAAAAATGTCAAGAGAAGAGAGTTCCCCAATTAATATGGGAAGGCTCAGAAGAGGCTAAATGGGCTTTTCTCTCTGGATATTTAGACTCTGATGGCTGTCTAGTTTCTCGTACTGACCAGAAATCACAGAAAACGTATAATGCTTATGATTGGGCAAGTTACAACCAGAAGTTGCTGGATGATACTCAGCTATTACTATCTGTTCTTGGTGTCCCAACCACCCGTAGTCCTCATCATATTAAAGTTGAATCTTATCAAGGTGTTGATATTCTCCGGGAGAAGCTAACTCCATTGCTTCCTAGAAAACAACTAAAACAGATGTGGGACCAACAGGTTGTGTCTTCATCTGTTTTAGAGTGGGATACGATTAAAGAGATAAAAGTGGCTGGAGAGCAAGAAACTTATGCACTTTGTATCGCCGGGGCACACACACATGTTAGTGCTGGTTTAGTCACCAAAAATACCAACCCTTGGGCTGAACACGGTACTCCTCTTCTTATGAGGGCCTTCCGTCAGTTAATGATGGAAGAAAGTTTGCAAGCCAGTATGGAAGCAATCTCTGATAGATTGTATTCGCCACTTATTTTGGCAACACTAGGTTTACCTGATGCTGATGGAGATGGTCCTTGGATTCCTGATGCTGAGGAATTAGGTGCTTTGCGAGATGACTTAGCAATGGCTATTAATGCTGACTTTAGATTAATGGTATATCATCACGGTCTAGAAATTCAGAATGCATTCGGTAGAGAATCTATGCCTCGATTGGATGATGACTTCTACCGAATCCAGGCTAACTACATGATGGTTTTTGGTATTGGCTCTGAACTATTACAGGGTGGTAAGAGTGGTGCAACCTATGCTAGTGGTGCTCTTAACCGTGAACTAATTACACAGATGTTAACTACCCATCAACACCAAATTAAGCATTTTATCCAAGGTCGTATGCGAGCTGTTGCTGAACGTCAAGGATTCTACGAATATCGTAATGTCGGTGGGCACCCAGTACCAATCATGGAAACTGTGTTAGTTGTTGATGAAGAAACTGGTGCTCAGTTCGTTGAAGAACGCCCAAAACTCGCTATCCCTGATATTATCTTCCAAAGTATGTCACTACAGGATGAAAATATTGAGCATCAATTCCTACAACAGTTAGCTGGTATGGGTCTTCCTGTTAGCTTTCAGACATTTACTCGAAATGCTGGTCTTGACTTTGAGGATGAAATAGAAACCGTTAAGAGAGAAAAGGTCGATCTAGTAATTGCAGAACAGCAAGTTAAGAAAGATATCTTTGATAGGTGCTTCCAATTACAACTACCTATTCCTATGGAATATCAAGCCGAGTATGAAGCGTACATTATGCAACTACAAGATCCACAATTAGCTGAACAACTACGACCTGGTGCTATACAGGGTCTTGGTTCGCCTTCTCCTACTCCAAATATTGGTGGAACACCTGTTCATACTGATGTGAATGGTATTCCTAATATGTATCCATCTATTGCCAACCAAGAAACTCTAGATAGTTTGGGTACTCAAAAGAAGCATCCACCAGAATCTCATGAGCAAAAGAAGACACAACCGAAGCAATCTAAATCGGGTAAACCAAATGGTCCACAGAAGAAGACTGCCAGTATTGAAGATAATGAGATGGTAGTCACATCTAAAAAGACTGGCGATGACATTATCATCGAAGAGGGTGCCATAGTATCTAATGTTGGTGAAGAAGGTGGAGAGTGGGGTAAGTATCGCAAGAGTAACCCCAAGCAGGCATCAGTTACTGAAGAGTTTGATGGTGAACGAGAAATAACCTATGGAGATAGAATGAAGTTTTCTGTTCCATGGGAATCACAGTTTAGAACTCAAATGAAGTTAGCTAATGGTCAAAAAATCGTTGTTGATGATAATTACGAAAAATATGATGAAATTTATATGAAAGATCATATTGCAAAGATTTTAGAGTCTAACGTCGTTGGCCCAGAAGATAATGACTTCGATGACAAATTGAATGAAGACATCATCCCCACTAATATGGATTTCGATAAGCATAAGAGTGAAATGATGGGTTTTGATAACAAAGCCATTACTGTAGTGAATACAGAGGATATGGGTCCTAAAGTTACATTCGGGTCACAAGAATTCCCAAATCGCAAAAAACCAGACGACACAAAAGATAAATAGTGTAACTAAAGTGTAAACTTAACCTAGGTAATGAAAGGTCGTTAAAATGTCATTCTTGCTAGGTGAAGATAATGTTACACTTCCAAAATATGCTGTTTATGAAGGGTCCTTTCTCAGTGTAACTTCTCCGCTAACAAAGTTGGCAATTATACAAGAGGGTGAACATCAAATTGCTCGAAATAGTCATAAGTTAAATCTCAACGATTCAATTTATGATAATTAATGACTAATGTTGCTATCAAGTGTTTCCGTTAATCTCTTGTCGGGCGTTCACCTCAGCACTGTTTATTTACTCTTAGGTATTGCACTGGCAACGGTTAGTCTCTATATTGCAATTAAGAAAAATAGACAAGATAACAAAGATGCGATTGCGGAAGCTATTACAGATAAAGTAGTAGCCGATTCTAAACAAGATATAGCAGAAGCAGTTAAATTAGAGGTAATCAAAGCAGTAAGATCAGAAATTGCTAATATTGATTATAAAATCACTAGAAATGGAATGACTAGTAATAATTTAGGTGATGTTGCTGCTCGTACTGAAGAAAAGGTGGACCTGTTAAATAGAACTGTAGAAGTATTAGCGATTACTGTAACAAATACTAATGAACGACTTGTTGAACACATAGGTTGGCACAGTGGATATGAAGATAGTCAGAAATTATTTAAGGATAAGAAAAAATAATGTTTAGAAAATATGGCGCTCCCTTCCTAAAACTACCACATAGTATTGATACTAACTTCTCAAATATAGAAAAGATTCCTGAACACAGTATTGATTGGTCAGACTTTAAGTTTAACCCTAATACTAATGCTGAAAATGGGTACCTCTATAGGATTAGTAGGGCCATCAGTACACGAGTAAATGCCAACTATGATGGATGGCCCGTAGATCAAGTCAAGCAATCTTACAAAACATTCAATGGACGTCCTTGCTTTGTGGAGCATAACAATGCTGATCCCAAGCGTCATCGTGGTGTAATTCTTGCATCAATCTATAGAGAAACCAAATTGGGAAGTGGAATTATTGATGGTTCTGTTTACTGTCTAGAGGAACTAGATGCACAAACATTTCCTAGACTAGCAAATGCTGTAATGGATGGTTCACTTAATGGTGTTTCTATGGGGGCAGATGTACAAGGAACAATATGTTCTGCATGTGGTAAATATGCTTCAAAACCAGCAGAATATTGCACTCATATTCCCAAATTAAAGGGACAGATGACCACTGTTTACAAGAATGGTCGTAAGATTGAATCGAGAGTTTGGGAAAACTGTATTAAACCTAATTTCTTCGAACTATCTTCAGTTTTTGATCCAGCCGATGAATCTTCTTTGATTATAAAAAAATTCTACAAATCCCCTGCATTCTAATGTTAAACGCTACAGACCAAGTAATTGACTTCCACCGTAGTCTTCCTAAAAAGGAAGCTAAAGAAATAATGAGAGTCAATCTCACTGTTCTAGGTCTATGTCCTCAATGCTCTGGAGATAACTATCGATCTGGTATCTGTGAAGACTGTGGCTTTATTAGTCCTGAAGTACAAGAAGCTATTAAAGAATTTGAAGAAGCACAAAATACACCTGTAAAAGTGCCAAAGAAAAAATCCGAAGACAGTAAACAATTTTCACCTGGTTACCCAAAATTATCTAGTTCAAGTACTTCAACATACTATGAATATTTACAAAAGAATCATGGAACGAAACTAGATCTTTGCCCTAATGGTCATTTAATGGACGAAACTGGCCTAATGTGCCGAGAACCAGAATGTACTTACGAGAGACCTCCAGCTCAACTAGATTTTAAAGCACCCTCCTACACGGGCATCAGTCCAGACATCGAGCAAAAAAGAGTGTTCGTCAGTCCCGCCGAGAAACACATCACGGTAATGAAAAAAAAGTTAAAAAGTTACAAAAAGAAGAATAAAACTAGTAATAAATCAGAAAACTCAAATGAGGATATGAATGGCGCTCCTGGAACAAGTTTAGATGATGCATCTGTTGCAGCTAATGACAAAATTACTAGAGGACAACAGATGTTAGAGGATGCTGCGAAACTTGAATACTTTAAAAACTTACAAGGCGAAGAAGAGGAAAATTAATGTCTAGATTCCAAGCTGGAAACGGTTGGCAGAATAGTGGTGCTCCTAGCCCAGCTACTCCTCGACAACTTCCATATGACCAAGTGGATACAATTAACCTAGATTCATGGGGAGCTTCTGAGCAATCTCCTCCTCCTGCTGATGAAATAGAAGGTTGGGTTGCAGATCAACCAGCTGCTCGTTTTGTTGATGTTCAAGATCTAGATGCTGCTGACGAAGGCGAAATCGTCGGAGGTCCTGGTTCCAGTGCTGTTTACCCAGAAGGTCGGCAAATGTATGCTAACTATCAGGGAGCTTTTGACAACGATGTAGATGAAAAACTATATAAGGTTGCAGAAAACATTCATAATGTTCAGGTAGCTATTGCTAATGGTGATGACTTTAGTTTCTCTGGTGCACAGAGTGCAGCTAATGAAGCTAATGACCATATAAAGAGTGCATCTACTGATGTAAATCTACAATTTGTTGTTGCTAGTATTCCTTCGATTCTAAATGACATTGAAGACAACCTTGTTGCTACGAACGATTACCGTCAAGCCTCAAAAGATCTCTCTGAATTAAAGACTCTCGTAGAAGACACTTACAAGTTTGCTTCTGATGATGAAGATGATGATGAAGACGAAGACTCAACAAAAGAAGCATCAAAGGTGACAGATGATGAGTCGGAAACCGAACCTTCTGAAAAGACTGCGACGAAAGTTAGCACGGAAACTCAGCAAGGCGAGAAGACTGAGGATGGTGCTGTGGATACTTTTGTAAATCGTCTTGCGACAAATGGTAATCAGGAAACCCTTCAAATTACTGATGTTCGTGATCTAGATGATTCAGGCAGTAACTTCACTTACGAGAAGACAGTTACTCCTGACCATATAACGAATGTACTAGAACCAGAAGAAGTCAATGGTGAAGACGCTGGTTATGTTGGATATATGAACTGGGGACAAGGTACAGGAATTGAGCAGGGAGTCGGAGTACATCCTGAAGTCTTCCCTAATGATACTACTAACCCAGCACTTGTGCCATATTCTGCTGTACAGGCTGCTCGCACTAAGGTTTTTGCAGCTCTCAATCTTTATGAAAAACTAGAGACTCTTGACATGGTTAATCCAGATGAGAAGTTTATTCATATTGCTAAATTCGAACAAATGTCAGATGCTGAGCTAAAGGGATTTAGCGAATCAATTGACATGTTTGAGAAGTCCGAGACTAGTCGATCTCGGGTCAAAAAGGTGGCTTCTACAAATCGTGGACGCCTACCGGATATGGGTCGAGCGACTACGGCCAGCGTTAGCAAAGACAGTGTCCTTGCTGATGATTATCTATTAGGTATCAAGTAAGGAGATACAACATATGATACAGCTTACAAGCTTATCACAAGTCGGTGTCCACCGTACCTTCATTCCACTTCAGAGTAAGTATGAGGCCACCCCCGTTGGGACTTTTCTAGACCCAACAGAAGTAGGCAATATTTATTCCGGTATGGTTGTGTATCGTACTGGTGGAGATACCGTCGCACTATTTGATGGAAACACGGCAGTTTCCGGTTCTACGAGTCCTAAGCCTTTTGGCTTTGCTGCTCTTGACCGAAACGCCAGCATTGACGATGTTACCCAAACAGGCGTCAACGTATTTACCGTATGGATTGGTGGTGACAACGCCTACTTCCAAGTCTCAGCTCCTGCATTCGATGCTACACAGAGTTACACAGTTTCAACTAGTGGTACTCCTGTGTATTTGTATGCCGGTACTGGTACTCAGAAGGCCGTTCTTACTTCTACTGCTCCTAATGCTTATGCTACCCCAGTTGCTGAACTGATTGACGTTCTTGGTCCAACCCAAATCGTTATCCGTATAGTACCTCGTGGCACTCTATAAGAATAATTATAGAGATAATTACTAAAGGAAAAGGAAAAGAAAATGCCATTCACTAAATCAGGCGCACGCGTTGCGGTAGGTTCAGATGATTATGTCGAGAAGATTCTAGGTGCTCAAGATCGCCTAGAGGAAACTACTGGTCGTAAGACCGCTTCTAAGGAAGCAAAGGAAGCTCGTCTAAGTCAGATCCTAGCCGACCGTTCAAACTACATGGTCCGTCTTGGCCAGGGTATGATTGGTCCTATCCAGTTGAAGCTTCGTTATCAGGGTCTAACCCGTAACGTTCTTCTGGAAGACCCACTCACACCAGGTGTCCCCGTTATGTACGATATTCTTGACGAATATGGTCAGGCGTATCTTCTCAGCGGTTCTGAGGGAGAAGTCAAGGTAACACGATTCGAAGGTAAGAAAGTTCCCCTTCGTCTGTATCGTATTGCCACCTTCCCTGAGATCAAAAAGGAAGACCTCTGGACCCTTCGTGTCAACATTGTTGAGTATGCACAGGACATGTCCAAGCAGGCCATTATGATCCAGGAAGACGCTCGTACTATTACGCTTCTTCAAGCTGCTATCAATAACTACGCCATTGACCCTAACCACACAGTTAGTCCTAACCACATCGTTAATGAATTGAGTGGCTATGTCACTCCTGACTCATTGTTCGATGCTGTAGCTCTCGTGGAAGTCCACCAGTTGGAGGCAACTCGCTTGCTATTCAACCCAATTGACTACCGAGACCTCTACAAGTGGGACATTAACCAGACCGGTTGGGCCTTCAAGGACCGTGTTGTTGCTGGTGAGCGTATCGTTCAATTCGGTG